TCAGTTCGATAGTGCCTTGAGGATTTGTTGTACTCGCGGTTCTAACCATTTCGTGAGGTTTTCCTGATCGCCCTTCAAATGAATAGGTATCTTCAAAATAACAGGTATCACGTCGTCGTCAACAACCAAATGTTTCTCTACTAGCTCACGAATTAGTTTTGACACATTCCCATTGGTCTTTTGCTTTGCATGTAATCTTAGTTTATCCTGCGTGTCAGGGTCAAGAGATAAACTCATGATATTATTCTTTTTAGTCATTATTTCTTCCCTTGCTGCAAAAAATTCTCTCTCAACTTCTGCTTCATGCGGGCTAGCTCAGATTCACGTTTCTTACGACGTTTCTTCCGCGTCCTACTTTCGTAGGTTTCGTGCTGTTTGTAAGTGTGCATGACACCAGCATCGGTGCAAGCTATCTTGAAAGCAATAAACATTCTCTTGAAAGCAATTTCTGGATCGTCTTTAGGATTCGCTTCAACTCTAACCCTAGTGACATTTCTCTTACTCATAGTTACTCATCCTTTGGCATTTTCAATAATCTTGTTCCAATTCGTGTTAACTTCTTATTCCTTACAAGATCATAAGAAACCACATCAAGGCTTTGCCCCGTAGGTGGCAGTCTTTCCTTATCCACCGTTGGTAGGAAATCTTGTAACTTGATAATTATAGAGTTAAAAATATCAAAATCCCATGAGGCAACAGTGCCGCCATCTATTATAGTAGAAAATGAAAAAATATATTTCTTTGGTATGTTAATACCGCACAAATCATCAATTTCATATTCCTTAGCACCTATGTATCTGGCTCTCTCATCCACATAAACAAATGGTGTTCTAGCTGCTAAAGCCAAACGAGAAATACCAGAAAATAGGTCTAACACACACCCCGTCATTCGCATGACAGTAAGCACCTTGCTCATGTCTGTATCACTGAAATAAATACAACTCCTATTAAATTCTGCTGAAAGATCATATGTCCCAAAACTCTTACAAACAACTGGCATGAATCCTTCTTTTAATAATCTGTTTATCAAAGCAACCCAAAAATCTCTAGGGGCTTGAATCAAACGACAATGGTTATTGTGCCAATTGTTGATATAAATGGTTGGATAAATAAAGACCTTATATCCACCCTTCTCCATAAATTCACGATTAAATTCCTTAGGAAGAAGTGCTGATGAAGGAACAGAAGGTAAAAATCTCTTAACTTGTCTATATTTGGACCAAAACAAGTCCGTTAAACCTTTATTGTAATATTGGCCAAACTGTGTGTCTGTTGGGACAACATCTTCGAAAAAGTATTGATTTAGGTTTCTGTAATATTGACTTACTAACTCACTTTTGTTACCAAATTCATTAACAAAAGGATAAAGCTTTTTTATATTGTTATCATTTTGAATAGACCAATATTCATCGACATAAGGAAAAAGACATGAAAACCCTGGCCAACCGCATAAAATATGATATTTGGATGGTTTGTCTTGTTCTTTATAACGATGCAGCAACAGAGATGATAATATAAAAGTTGATCTTATGTCCCCAAAAAATGGAGCAATGGTGATATTGGCTGCATCCGTTGGAATATTATCAACGTTAAAGAAGTCTCTCTGAAATCCTGTCTTCTCTGCTGCTTTAGTAATTAAACCAGCAATATCTTTCATTTAAATCCCCGCAAGACGATGCAAATTTTGCTGTCTCAATTTAAGAACAACATCACGTTCATCCACCATTCCAATAACATCTTCCCAATTACCACTTTCTATTTCTTTGATGCTTTTCCCCAGCAAGTCAATAGCTGCGTCGTTGTTGTTATAAACATTAAGGAAATGCGACAAAACCAATTTCTTCTTACCTGTGGTAGTCAAAGCAAGCCTAAAGGCTTCTTGCCCCTGTCCAAATAATTGATCTGGACTCTCGAAAATTAAAAATGGAGTGCCAACCAATGCTGCTAACCTTGTTGAAGCAGTCCAAAATTGAACCGTAAATTCCACCTTCGCAATGATGGCAAGCGTTAACTCTAAATCCCTAGATTCTGGCATTCTGGAGAAATCAGTAATGTGCGGAAGTGGACATGCTAACGTACTTTGCTTCTCGCCAAGCCATACTGGAGTATAGCTCATGCTTTCAAGCTTGTGAATTAACTTGACATAAAATTCTGGCTGTAAATTTCTACCATAGGTGATTCTATTACGCGCTACTACGCCTACTGGCCGTGTCCCTTCAGGGATTTTGAGATATTTTTCCGCCTCTTCCATCTTTTCCCTACTCGGCTTTGGAATAGGAGTCATTTTAGGTTTCCAATAACGAATATCTGCAAACAGAGCTTTAATCACATCAATACTTTCACACTGCGGGCATCTCTGCACCTCATTCGTATCCCCCCAAAGATGACCACAACGCTTGCAAGTGTTCCCGACAGCCAATCGCCCCAACTTGTCAGAACTTACAACGTTGCCAAATTGCTCAACAGATTTTTCCAGTCTGCCAAGATTCTTACTTGAATGATGGAATGCCAATGCTTTATCTCTCAAAAATTGAAATTCTTCTTTAAGCTCCCAAAATTCATCGACCAAGTGCTTATAGAGATAGGCCCGACCATACCACCCCATAACAATTACATAAGCATCTGGATGATCCTTAATGATCCTTGGAACGCAGTACATCGCACCAACTATCTCGCATCCAAATTCAGAAAAACAAGATATAATTACTATTTTTTCCTTATCTGCTGGCTTTGGTCTTGCTGTGAACTTATGAATGTTAAATTGTACATCGCAAATAGGTTCTTCTTTAGCTTTCTTCTTCATCAACGTCATATTAACTCCTAATTCTCATTAATTTTACATGTTGCCCGCACTTAGGACATTTGAATTTTCTACCACTGCACTTAGCACAATTGGCAACTTGCGCCAAATCCTTTAAATCGGAACTTAACCCGTTGGATTTGCGTGACCAATTACACGATTTGCACTTTAAAAAGAAAAATGTTTCACTCATAAAAAAACCTTTATTACTCATAAAGTAGTAAAGGTTTTAAAGTGTTTATGATAATTCGTCCTGAATGAAATCTGGACTTAATGAATTGCTTAGCTCATCAATCTTATGCTTTAATTCGTCTATCTGCCCCTGAATCTTCTTAATTTCAGGCACGTCTTCTCCATAAGCACCAAACTTTGGATTAGAATTGATTTTAACCTCTAAATTATAGAGGTTGTGCTTCATATAAACCAATTCGCGCAATCCCTTGCCATCTGCCCATTCTGGCGTTACATGCTTGCGGGAATCGTCCCCACGGGATGGCGGTTCTACTGGATTGGCTGTATTACCCAACTCCGCAGCTTTTACACCCAAGTCAGCCTTAGTAGGAACATCCCTTAACTTACCCTGTGGCTCAGATGCTAACGGTTCTTCACTACCAATACCGTCTATTTTAGAAGTCTGTTCGTCAAGCTTCTCACCCTTCGCAAGCTTACAAACCTGTTTCCAATACTTGGTATCGCACTCATTTAACATGGCGTGATTCTTGTCACTCCCAAGAGCAGGACTACGAACATTCCCAAAATAATCAGTTTGATATACCTGTGGGTTAATTTCTTGTTCTTTTGGCGTTTCAGGGAAAATACCTTTCTCCTGCGCCTTCTCCCACACGTCCATCCATTTTTCTAATTCAGCATTCATAATAAATATATAGAACGCTGAATTAGAAATTCATTTGATTAATTCCCCTTTCGTAAAGGGACCACCCTTAAATCAAATGCCTTGTCCTTCGGGATTAACTTGTCGTACTCCCACTTAGGCCACTTCTTAGGTGTCCAAAGTGTGTACCGATTAAATCCCTTATCAGGCGGCTTAATCTGCAATTTAACCAATTCACCTTCTTTTAATTCTGGCCCAAATCTAATCCAATCATCTTCCCATACTTGAATGAACGCCTCTTCACCATTAGCGTCTTCCGCCTTGAGCAACCAATAATGAACATCTTTATTTTTCTTGGAAGTTTGTTTGGTAACAGATTTCAATATCACTTCCACATAACCAATTGGCTCACCCCGCTCCCTGAATACTTCAAATGTTCTATTACCTTCATAATCAGGACTATTCCTAATAGGATGATGCCACAAGAACCCATAAAACAATTGTTCGCATTCCTCTGCATTGTTCAACAATTTAATCAACTTATCGTCAATCTCTGGTTCCTTATCTTCCTCTGCAACATCCTTCAAGGTTTGTTCCAATAGAAATTGGCTCAAAGGTGGAATTGGGTCTTTATCAGTCGGTTTTTTACCATATAATTCAACAGTCCGCTGCCGTCTCTTAGTAACATCCTCTACCATCTTCTGTTTTTCTTCGTCAGACCACGGACCATCTTCCAGAATTCCCATTTCTTCGTCATCATAACGCTTCAAAGAGGCTTCGTATCTTTTTCTTCTAGCATCACGCTTCTCTTTAATGTCCTTATACCACTTGTAATACTTGTAAAGCGTTTCTGGCTTTCCATCCTTGGTAAATAACCCCAACCCAATCAACGGCTTAATCACGCTCTCGTCCGTACCATATTTGTTCAATAAGTCAGTGAAAGAAGTATAAGGCTGATTAGTCACAATTCGCTCCGCAACCGCCTCGCCAACGCCCTTGACATTAGCAAAACCAAAGTAAATCCTGTCTTCCGTAATATCAAAATAGACCCTGGATTTGTTCAAATCCAATGGCTCTACTTTAATTTCGTGACGCTCAGCATCACGCTTGTATTCCTTCATCTTCTCAGCGTCCGATTCATAGTGCAAAATCGACGCATAGAATTCCAAAGGATAATGAGCCTTCAAAACCAGAAGCATGAAAGAGATATAAGTGTAAGCCACAGCATGACTTAGGTTAAAGGCATACCCTGCGAAGCCTTCTAGTTGTTTCCACAGAGCTTCAACTTCTTCCAATGGCCAACCAAGGGTCTTTTGGCCATTTTCGATAAACTGAATCTTATACTTCTCAAATATATCCTTTTTCTTTTTGCTGATGGCTTTAATCAGGTTGTAGCAATCTTCCAATGGAATTAGACCTACGGCGTGAAATATCTTCATGCACTGCTCTTGGAAGCAGATAACGCCATAGGTATTCCCAAGGATAGGCTGGAGGATCGGGTGTAACTCATAAGGTTTCTCACCACGCTTACGCAAGCAGAATTCGTCGTGTTGTCCTTCACCCATTGGGCCAGGACGATATAAAGCAGTAATAGCCACCAAGTCATCAAAGTTACTGATACCTGCACGCTGAACTAACTTCCTAATGCCTTCCGAATCAAATTGGAAAACACCCTTTAGATCAGCTTCATTAGCCATCACAATTGCTTTAGCGTCATCAATAAAGTTGTCATCGGAGAAGTCTTCAAGCCCATCTTTGGCCCATAGATTCGCTAAACCATAACGTTCCTTAATCAACTTGCAGGCGTAATTAATCTGTAATAGGTTGGTAATTACCAACCAGTCATATTTAATGAACCCCATCGGCTGAAGGTCTTGATCGTGTAAACCTTCTGTCCAGGCTGATACAGGTTCGCCTTCACCACCACGAACTAACGGAACATACTTGGCAATTGGTTCGCTGGAAATCACGATACCGCCAGCGTGCTTACCCATGCTGCGACTGCGGCCCACCATCATTTGGGCCGCTTCCGCCACATCAGGGTTATCGTCACAATATTTCTTTAATTCAGGGAACATTTCCAAGGCGCGATCCCAGGTCATTACATTTCCATCGTCGTCCTTTAACCCAATCTTCGTAGTTAAGTTAAGAATCTCATAGCGGTCCTTATCATGGACTCGCGCCATGTCAATCAAGCTACTCTTAATACCAAACGTATTGTAACTGCCAATATTGCATACGCGGTCAGCACCGAAATACTTAGCAGCCCATTCGTTCTTTAGATAATCTCTAACCTGCGGTATAAAGTCAACGTCAGCATCAGGCCAATCTTTACGAGCCTTGCTCAAGAATCGGCTAAACAATAAGCCATGTTTAATTGGGTTGACGTTAGTTATACCCAGACAGTAACAAACCAATGAACCAACATCCGATCCGCGACCTGGACCTACGCAGTTAGGCGTTCCGAACATTTCCATCGAATAACGTCGTGCTTCATCAACAGTAACCTTGAGAATTAGGAAGTAACTAGAAAACTTCAAACCAAAAATTAACTCAAATTCTTCCTTGAGCCGCATTTGATATTCTTTTGTAAACGGCAGACCGCGCCGCTTGAATCCCTTAATCACTTCCTCTTTCAGTTTTTCATCGGCATCAGGCCAGATAGGAAGTTTCATCGAACGGTCAAGCGTCACGTTCACCGAACGGCAAATTTCGACCGTATTCTTCTTGGCTTGTTCGAAAAGCTCATAAGGGATTACGTCGCTGTAATCACTATCATACTTGGCATTGATTTCTTCCTCTATCTTCATGTAGAGGTTCTTGTCCTGCATGAAGAAAAAGTCTTGGTCGCCCGACTTCTCCATTCTCTCTTTAACATCTTTGAAAGTATATTTTGTCTGCACCATCAACATCAACTGCTGGAACTTGCTGTGGCCAGCTTCGCAGAAGTGACAGTCATTGGTAATGATTAACGGGATGCCGTACTTTAGGTGAGCCTTGATAATAAAGGCGTCATAAGGCTTTTGTTTGTGGAAGTCCAGAAGCATCAATTCAAGACGGAAATCCTTGCCGAACATCGCCATGTACTTTTCGATCATGGCGAAGCCAGCTTCTTCACCGCCATGATCGAATGCTTGGGCGATTTCACTCATATAGCAGCAGGAAGTGAATATGATGCCTTCCTTATACTGCATCAACTGCTTGTGATTCAGGCGGGGTCGGTAATAGAACCCTTTAAGATGGGCCAGCGAAGTAAGTGTAACGAGGTTGCTATAGCCGACATTGTTATAGGCTATAGCTAGCAGGTGGTAGCTTTTCCGTAGGGATTTAGCATCTTCGGGTGAAAGAGACTTGATGTAATCTTTCCATTCTTTCTCGTTATTGTATTCAATTTGTAGAGGATTGACGTATAATTCACAGGCTATCACTGCCGTCAAATTATTGGCTTGACATTCCCTAAGTTGCGAGGGGATTGCTGCCATCATTCCATGATCGCTAATACACAAATACTTACCATGATGCTTCCACTTTTCGGCATACTCTTTAGGAGTCCCAAAACCATCGAGAAGGCTTCGGTCACTATGTAAATGCAAATGTTCAAATCCGACAATTGGCAATGTCATATTTGACTCCTCTTTTTATAAGCCATTTTCTAAATTCAATTACATCATACTTTGCATTCTTACTGCTGTTCTCAAATTGAGATATCGGTCTGAGGTTCTCTAAGCAGTTAATCAAAGATAAATCAGAGATGCCATGATCTTTAAAAGCCTTGATCGGGAATATATGGTCAATATGCCATTTCCCATCTTTGACTAATTTGTAGTTTATATGTTGTGTAATATGTTCTTGCAACTGTTTGTAATCATATCCCAACAACTCGGCTGTTCGTTTATTTTTAACTCGTCCAGTTACATTCAAGGACATTCTAACCAACTTGTAACATCGTTGGCGAAATAAATCTTCCTTGTGCTTCGCCTCCCGATCTTGTCGCCATTCATAGTGGTTCTCACCTGAACGTTTCTTAGTGCCACAGACCTTACACCTGCCACCTAACTTAAAGGTATTTATCAAAATTTTGGACTGTCTGCCACAAGAACACTCGTATTTAACTGGCGTTAAAGCTCCCTTGTATTCACCGAGCAATTTGCAGCCACCAGCCTCAAATATTTTGGCGACTTCCTCTTGGGTGTAGCGTTGCTTATCCGCACACTTCTTCCCACCACACTTCCTGCATCTGTTGCCCTGCCGAAAGCTGTCGAACACTATACTTGAAATATTGCCACAAGAACAGCGATATTTCATCTTTGTCCTGGCATTCTTGTAGGTCTTTTCCAGAAGCTCGCACCACTGATCGGCAAAGAACTGCTTGACGAAATCGAATTGTAATCTTATTCCTGTATTCATGCCCTAAAATAGTAAGAACTATCAAGAAAACTTTTATTTTCTTGATAGTTCTTACTAAATATTTTCGAAAAATCAAATCTTGCCAAGCCGTCTTAAATACACTGTGGCGTCAATTAGTTCTTCAATTGAAGGTTTGCTAGACCCCCTGTTCGGCTGCTCCGCTTTCTTTGGCGTGGGACTCTTCTTCGCTGCAATCTTACTGTTATCAGCTTGCTTGCTGCGGTCGTGCTTATAACCCTTTCCCTGCAATGCCTTATGCATAGCCCCATAATACCCTATAGGAGTATCAGGCCGCTTCTCTCCAAACCTCGCATAAAGGTATTTATCATATGCTTCACACGGAGTTAATTCACGCGATAAAACAGCCGCCAACACCGACTTGCCTTCTTCTTCTTTTTCAAAGTAATTTCTAACTTCCTGACACATGTTCATAACTTTTCTTTCTTTCATAGTAATTGGTTCTTTGTTGTTGTCAACAGGTGGGCGTTTCCCCTTGTTCCCGTTCTTTGAGTTCAGTTTTTTGTCATGACAAGGTATACACAGAGTTTTTAATTCATCCATGTACAAGCCATAATAATTATCATTGGTGATATGGTGGAGCCTCATTTCTGACCGATCTACTTTCACATTGCAATCCTTGCATCTTTCATCGTCCCTGATCCATCCAATGTTTGAAGCACATATCCAACCATCTGAATGATAAAAAGAATCGAGTTTTTCTTTAGTGTAGTCTTTCAAAGAATGGTATGGCTCTCTCCCTATCTTATTCTTGAGTTCATCCATTAGCCCCTGAGGATCACTTTTGCATCTTTTCTCATTTGCCTTTATGTAGTCAATATATTCTCTACGTTTTGTCATTTTTACCTCTACGAGAGAATACCGCGCCAGAAAATAAAAATCAATATCATTTTCCATCTTCATAAACAAAAACTTTTTTCCCCATCTTTTTCGCTTTTGTCGCTGTATCCATTGTTCCATTACAACGAACACCCTTGATAGTAAAGGCAACTAAATGCTCACAGTGTTCTGCGATTTGGCTGTTTCGGACAAAGAAGTTGGAAACGTGATAGGGCATATTATATTCATTGGCGGGACAAATGCAATAGGGATTATGGGGACGATGTTTCGGTGGAAATTCGACGTAATCTAATCCCATATCCAGAGCGACTTTGCGTGCCAAAAAATCTGCACCATCTGGACAGCCACCACTGACAACTGTTACATTTTCGAAGCCATATTGCTTGATGTAAAGTTCCAGAAGTTTTCGTACTTTGTTTTCGTTTTTGAATTCACGACTTCCAACGATTGCTAGTTTCATACCAAGAACATCCTCTCTTTAACGGGATTAAGCCACCAAATATCTTTTTTAGCTTCTATCAGTTGCTGAAAACAATTATGAGTACCACCCTTATTGCCATCCCACACAACAATCGCCTTCTGACACTCTTCAACCATAACTCGATTACGAACCTGTTTAACGCCAATGGCATTCTTAATTAACTTATCTCTTAAAATAGCATCTTCCTCTAACATAAGAAGTTCTTGTCCTGCAAACGGAATATATGCAATATAAGGAATACCAGCAGATGTACAAGCTTCACAAAACCACAAGTCTACTCCGCTAGCCATACCAGAAAGTCCGCAGGACATGAAGCCATCTTGATACAATTGATGAACCATAGCATCAATCGCAAGGATGATCCATTCTTGAGAGTAAGCAGTCAGTTTTTCTTTCCTGTGACCACTTATCATTATTTTCATAGAACCATTCCATAATGTACTGCTGCGCCTACAGTCATTGCAACTATAGGTCTGATAAGGATATAAGCCAAGCAAGAGCTTAAACTAGCAGATTCACTATTTCTATAATCACCGTAAGTATACATGACGAAATCTAATAACACGCATATGCCTATGGCATGGATGATGGAAACTGGACGCAGCCCCAATGGGACTACGAACCATGCCCATAAATATGAAAGAACAAGTCCCTCTAAGCAACTGGCGATGATAAACAAGAGAACGAAGGACCAGAATAAACCGAGTAGTTTAAGGCACTTGTTCAGAAAGTTTTTCATCTCTTGAAGCCCATCAACTTGTCTATATCTTCACTGGAAGATATTTTTTCTTTCATCTTGCTCAGGTTTTCTAATGCTTCCGCGTACTCATCGCCAAGAATAATAACAGCAACGAACAATTCTTTCAAGTGAGCAATACTGAAATCTTCAGTGTCTTTGACCCATTTCTTAATGTCGATCTTTAATTCTTCTGGCTTCTTAGTGCCACAAAGATGCTTGAAATACATGGTTCTTGATTCGACATTAGGATATGGAATTTTAAATCTCTTGTCAAATCTAGATGGCCTATTAACAATACGCGGTCCAAGCATTTCAGGGTAATTCGTAGTCGCCAAGAAAATCACCTTGCTAATATTCTCCACACCATCAAGGATGTTCAAAACTGGAGACTCTTCATAATGCTCGATAATTGAATCAATGTCTTCCATCAAAACAACAATCGGTGTTGTAGCCTGAATCTCTCTTAAAACTCTCATGCCTTCGATAAAAAGACCAGGATTGGTGAACTTAATTACAACACCGTTACGATCAACCACATCCTTCATAATTAGGTTGACAGTGCAGGTCTTGCCACTATTATGAACTACAAAATTAGCGGCCACAAAATTATTATATGGCATCTCCATCTGAATATCATATGTTTCTTTTTCTCCCACTTCTACTATAGATTCTATTGTATCTGGTGTGGTAATATAATATAAATCCTGATTCATACCATGATGCTTAGCGTGTTCTGCGTGATTAAAAATTTCTAAATTATCTAAACTATCATTGGCACAATTCTCATCTTTATGGTGAACATCTACGTCTTGTGGTAGAAATTGTAACTCTATAGATTCATTACTATTTAATAAATTTTTGTATTCATCTAACTTTAAATTATTCATTTTGGCTTCAACGACCGCTCTTGCCAAAGATAAAACCTTATATGCATATTTATCTATTATTTTGGTTCTAGCGCATGGGTGATTTTTAACATACCAATATTTTCTTTGTTTTTTTTCATTATGCTCTGAAATGTTTTTTATAGTATTTTTATGAACATGTAGCATGTCCCCTACTTTTAAATCCTTTAAGGCAATATATTTATCTCCATTCCAAAACTTGTGATCGTTTGTTGTCTCTATCTCAAATCCGCTAACAGTTCGTAGTTTGAAACATTTTTTAATTCCACTATAAACAACATTAACTATTTTATTTTTAAATATTCTGCCTTCATCATCCACAGAAGAAACCATATAAACAGAATCTTTTGGTGCAATTTGATATCTTCCTTTTCCACTGCCAATCAATCTATTGAAAACCTGATACAACCTTTCTATTGTCCCGCCTTTATGAGATCGTCTCTTGCCATCAGGCCCGTAGGAAGCATATGCAATATGTGTATCCGCAGCCAAACATCCTGGCGGTCCCCATAGAATAATGCCGCGCTTGTAAGTAATTGAAAATTCAGTAAACAGGTTCTCACGGTCCCAAAAAGTTTCAATTTCTTTCAGGACTCGCTCAGAATTGGTTTGTGGGAATCTTAATAAACCTTCGGTGCGGACAGGAATTTTCTGAAAATATAAGCCTAATTGAGCAGAATGGTGAATTTCATAGACGGCAGGCGGGAGTTGCTCTTTAGTAATGCCTGCGGGGAGAAATCGCTTTCCGTCACCTGTGGTCCATTGACTTAATTTACCATAATCGGTTCTTTCAGCATCGCCAGCATCATCGACGCGCGTGTGCGGTTCACAATTACTTTCTTTATAACGATGGCGTAATGGCCGCTGGCCAGACATCGCCATCTTTTCATTCAATTCTTGATTTTCTGTTTTTACTACCATGCATTAGTCTAGTGTCTTCGCCCAAGAATTTTATCTATATTTAGTTCATCTGGTAGCTGTGGCGGATTACGGGGAGGTAAGTTATTTCGAATTTGAGCGAGTTGAGACTGCCATTCCTTTATTTCTGCCGCGTGACGTTCCATTGTCTGAATCATCTGATTAATGTCACCTGTCATCTTAACTTGTTCAAGTTCCCTTTCTTGTCGTTGCATTATTTGTTGCAACTGCTGGTTATAATCTATTGATTCTATAAATTCATTAAAAGTTCTCATTAATTATATATAAAATCTGTTTGCATAAAAAAAATCCTCCTTACCTGTTATAGTAAGGAGGATTTAAATTGGAGGTGGCGGGAGTCGAACCCGCGTCCTCGCGTAGAGTAAACTGACTCTCTACAGGCTTAGTTTGTTGTTTAATCTAAGTTAATATAAGAACAGCAAACAAATCTCATACTAACCGTTGCAACTAATCTTAGCTCTAGAACAGTTGCCGTTCTAAAGAGCAGCCAAATTTTACGTTGGACTTCCAGACGCTATCGGCATTCGCTTCTGTCGTCCACCAGCGGTTATTAGGCCGCTAGAGCATACTCATTATGAGTTGCGTGTAGAACTTGGTCGGCTTTTTAAGTAGCCTGCTGACCAACTACTGCCTGCACATCAATCCACTTGCTACGGAGTCGAAACCAGTGTCACCCCCGATACTCTATATATTACTACAGAAAATGTTTTTGTCAAATGGATATATACGGAAAGAGGAAAAAATTATGGCATTCACCAAATTCAAGGAATATTTGAACGATAAGGGCGACGTGCAGAAGAAAGCCGACGTAGACGGGCGTGCAGACACTGGACCTTCTGGTAAAAATGCTCCAAAACCACCAAAGGCTCAGACCAAGGGCAAAAACTGGAAAAATTTCCAGGTTAAAGACGAAGCTGCGCAAGTTGAAGATGGCGGCGACGGCACCAAGCCTGTTCCTTACATGGGTCCAGGCACCGATCCAGGCATTCAACACGCTGCTGACGAAAAAGGTGAAAAAAGTCCTGTCAAGGGTAATTATAAAGACCCACTAGGCCAAAAAGGTCCAAAGGACTTGATTTATCATCCAAAGACTATGGATCAGTCTCTTTATATGAAGAAAATGCACGACACAACGCCAGAAGACACAAAGACAGAACAATTCCTTAAGAAGACGCAGGGAATGCCAACAGGTCAGTACGCAGAATATGTCCTGAAAAAGCAAAATGCTAACGGCACAAAGCAAGTTATTGAAACTGTTGAAATTATCAAACAGGATGAACTTCTTATCGAAACGTTAGTAAGGGAATTAAAGAGAAAGGGTGGTTTTGAACCATTGATGAGCATTATTCTAAGCCAGCCTGAAAGCTATGCTGAAATCGCTGCCAGGTTAGCTAATGAGTCAAATGGCAGGGACGTTGCTCGTCAGTTAGCAAAAGCGATAAATGAAATTACCGCAGAACCAGCTACAGACGATATAGTTCCTGAAAGACCAGCTTCAAGAACTATGCCGCATAAAGCAGACAGCATTAATTCCAGAGGACAGCCTGTTGTGCCAGAAGATAATGCTCGCAGAGCTAAAACGATTCAAGGCACTCCAACAGAAGCTGGAAACATCTTACAGAGTAGAAAACAACATGTTATGATGCGTCCAGAACACAACTTAATTGAAGCTTTAGCTAATTACAGGTCTATTCGAACAACCATGAAAAAAATAGTTGGCTAATAAGGGAGAAATAAAATGCCAGGATTTACAAGCCAAGATGATCTAACAGCAGAAATGAGCGTAGCTGGAAAACGCCTTATTTGCCCGTACAACAAAACAGCAACAACCGCTCCAGTAGCTTCCGTTTGGTATCACATGTGGCCAGTTGGTGGTATGCCTGGCGCTGGCGTCACTTATACAGGCGCGGCACTAGACTTTGCAAGAACAGTAGATACAGACCCAGGTTCCCTTTATACAGGCGGCAATAAATCCCCAGACTTTAAAGACCTGATTTATATGAATGGCATGGCTACCGCTGGTGCTGTACCACCGACTATATGGCTAGTTGACCAAGTGGGCTATTATCCTTTAACCCAATCCGCAGTCTCTCAGGTATTCACAAATGGCACACCACCTAACAGATATACAACTATTGGTCAGGGCGGATTACAAATATCTCTAGTGGCCGCAGCAGCAGGAGGTGCTACCGCAAGTAACATCACAACCTTGACATATGTTGACCAGGACGGTAATGCTGGTGCTACAATGCCGACTACGCCTGCCGTGGCCGTAACAGTATCCACGGCTGCTCCTACAGCCACATTAGGTTCCCGTGTTATAACCACCGTTGGTGGCCCATTCCTGCCATTAATGGCTGGAGATAGCGGGGTTCAACAATTAACCAACATAACATTCTCTGCTGCCAACACTGGATTAGAAGCATTAGTCTTAGTAAGACCATTAGCAGTATTGCCACTCCCAACAGTCTTAACATATGGTGAACGTGATTTAGTTAATCAAATATCCAGCTTGGAGCGTGTCTACGATGGTGGTTGCTTAATGTTCATGGTATTTTTCGGCTCAGCAACAGGTGCTAACATTTTAGGGGAGGTGGATGTTGCATGGGGTTAATCGTTAGAAAAGTTCTTGGAAGAATAATAGGCGGCGGAACCGCAGGTGTACTAGGTAAAGATAATCTGCCTGTTTGGTGGGATAGTCAGTTTGCGCGAGGTACTATTAACCAAAATGGTCGGCCTGCTGCTGGCGGTTCACCCAAGAACTCAATGAGAGTAATGACGACCCCTCAGTTTGCATCAGGGTTTACACTTGATAGTGATAGAGATTGGACTTCGCCCTACCAAGATATTACTGTGCATTTCGATGCTATGATGGCAGACCCAGCACTGATTGTAGGCGGAACAGCCACAGGACACACCATTAAAGTCAATGCTGTAGCCCAAACAACAACTTATCGTAGCGGTTCTGGAAACAATAAATGGGTATTTCGCATACCAATTCTAGTTCATAAAGGTGATACAATCACTTGGTCTTATGACCCAACTGTTGGGGCAACAGTTACAGTCTTTTTGCCAGCAGTAGAATTGCCAACTGAGGTTAACCAACAAGTAGAAAATTACTTGTTTGAGTACATAAGATTCGTTCTTATGGATTCTACTTGTACTGCCATCGCCAGTGAAACAGTTAAAATTGCTATTGATGCATATGACAGTGGCGTAGCGACAAACAGTAATTGGATGTTGCGTCGTCAGTTTGGACTTACTACTACAGATGGGGTTGGACAGATTTCCTTGCTTTATAATGGTGTGGAAAACCCTGGTGATACTGTTTATGTAACAGTAATAAGACCTAACACTACGCCAACCCAAAGCATGGTCTGGACAACTACGGTGCAATAATGGCACATTTACTTACTCATGATCCAACAACCTGTGGGACTGGCACATTGCGCACCCACGCTCCAAATGTTCAAGATTGTTCAAGTGCAGACCTACTATGTGTGTCCACCACTACAGCTAATGCTATGAAATTTGCTAATGCGAATGCTGACCTTCTTTGCGTTGCTGATGTTGATGCTAATGCTATGAAATTTGCTAATGCGAATGCTGACCTTCTATGTGTTGCTAATGTTGATGCTAATGCTATGAAGTTTGCTAATGCTAACGCTGACCTTCTATGTGTTGCTAATGTTGATGCTAATGCAATAAAAACCTCTGGTGGTACAGCTAGGCTGCATTGCATTACTACTTTTACAGCCAATCCTGGTAAACTTGCTGGTGCTTCTGCAAGACTTAGAACTATTGCAAAAATTCTTATTGGGAAAACTACAATCACTAGGATCATTCGTGGGGGGAGTAGTAAACCTGCTAATGCCTGTGTCAAATCTGGCCTCAATGTACCGAAGACTGGCGGCACTATTAATGTACCGAAGACTGGCGGCACTATTAATGTACCGAAGACTGGCGGCACTGTTAATGTACCGAAGACTGGCGGTACTATTAATGTACCGAAGATAAATTCATCCAAAACAATAAATTTAAGGATTAATAAAGGTCGTAGATGTTAAGGACATACACCGTCAATTTGTATATCTAGCTGACTAATTGCGAAGGCAAATATATCCATGTCATCTATGATTTTAGGCGTGGTTAAAACTCCATAGAATAACATATTACCAGCACCATAAGTGGTACTATCTACTATTGCAACATAGGTAATTGTACCCCAACTACCACCGCTGGCTTGGGGGAATGTTATAGCCGTAACGTTTTTAGTTGTGCCATCACCAGCTATAGGGGCAGACCAATTGGCATTTGCGGGGCCGAATGCTACTCTTGCATAACCAAATGCGCTAGCTACTTCTGGTATCGTTGCGCCTGTACTGGCATCTGTAGGAGCGGCGGTACAAAGAGCAATAGCTATGGTTGCTGGCTTTGAGTAAGTTGCTGTACGGAAAATAAGGTTTATAAGTTCCCCTTCCAAATAATTGCTCATTGCGGCCATAAAAATCCCCTTTACATTATTTATACTCTACCATGAAAATATTGGTAAATTAAGATTATAAAAGGATACAACTAGAGGCCACACCACAAACCAAAATAAACCATTAAAAAATAATAAAAGCACACTGCCAAGGATTATATCCAAAATAGCAGTGTGCTTTTTCTTTAGTTCATCGAATTCGGGGTTGTAATCAGCTAAAGCATTTATACCACCCAGGAAGAATGACCAACCACCCACAAAAGGCATTAAAAATAGATAAAAAACTATCCCCAACGAGCCAAAAATCAACGTTACGTCCATGTCTTTTCATAGTCTTCTCTGCTTAATAAAACAACATCTTTTTCTGGATTTGTACCTACACAAACATAGACAAATTCATCGTTATTTCTATCTGTGGTCGCTAACATAACATCTTTGCCCCAAAGATAATATATCGAAGTCATGACCGACCTGGCATACGGATCATATAAAACGCGATCATCAAGTTCATTTCTGTAGTGTTGTAGTAGGAAGTAATTCTTATTTCTATGGTTAGGATCAACAATGCGGATATCTGGCAAACCGCCGTTAACGTGCTTCTGTAAAAGTTTTCTCTTAATAATTTTGGCGTCTCGACCTTCAATTTTCCACTCACCGTTCGGATAATGCTTATATTCGAAATATTCAAACTTGTTACAAAACTCTTGAGTGAAGAACTCATTGATGAAAGTTACATCATTGTAATACTTTCTTACTTCAAAAATCTTCTGCTTACCAAGACCAGCTTTTGTATCCCAATCTTCCTTCTGCTTCATATACTTGCATTCTTCGTATTCAGTACCAAATTGACCTTTATTCCATCGTTCCTCGATATCAAGGAGCAAATAGAAGCCAGTTTTATATGGGTTGACGCTATATTTGCCGCCAAGAACTCCCATCTTATGGACTGCATATTCCACAATGCCCATATCATGATTTTTCTGGCCCAATGCACAAAAACCTTGGCGGGTCATGAACTCATAGTCCATCATCGACGCCCAACCTTCATTAAGGGTCTTAGTAGCTCTTTGTGGGGAGAAATACATTGACTCCTCATAAAGCATACTAATAATGTCCTGCTGCCAAGGCTTTAAGTGGGCGTAGTCCTTCAAGAACCCAAAGATATCCTTATCTGATATCTGGAAAAGTTCTAGTTCTTTAGCCAGTTCATTTTCTTCGATCTTTTTATATTCTTTGTCAATAAAGCTCTTGGGATTAATCCAAGAGTCCATATGAAGGCGATCAGGGGCTATTCTTAGCCTTCTTGGGTATTCATATTCTCGTTTATCCTTAATGACTGGTTCCCGAATTACTCTTTCTGTCCAAGCTTTTGCTGGATCAATCAAGGTTTGAATTCTTAGAATATGGTCAATGAACTCGGTAACTCTTTCTCTGCCCCAGCGGGTAATATACTTGCGGATACGAGCGGCATTGCTGGACAGCTTATTCATCATATTTTCGTCAGTTGGTGTGAAGAAAATATTGTTTTTAAAGAAGTCATTATGTCCAGTAGCATGAAACACAACTGTCACGTTATCCAACATGGTGTTGGATGCCATAATATACATTACACATGGGTTGGTGTTATGTGATATCAAGCCATTAGCAAGAAAGTCATGTGCATCATGATCTAAAGCTATATCATAAGTTTCTTGTTCGCCAGCTTCTTCCACTGATTGCACTTCATACATTGGGGTGGAAAGAAGTCCAAAAACTTCTCTAAATTGCTCATAACCACAAGCTAGCAACTTAGACAAACTCATCCATAATGAGTTTGTATTATACTCAATTTCCGCAAGTCTATGCCTAAATGACCTAATCCACTTTGGAAGTCTTTTAGGGTTTTCAAGTTCATTAACGAGTTTTAAAATTAACTTCTGAATGCCAGGTATTTTATAATCTCCCCTTGATGGATTTCCAGCATTGACAAGAGCCTCTAATCTTATTTTTTTATAATCTAAATTAAAACCAATTCTATTATTAAACTCAACAACATTAGGCCGTCCCTTTATAGACAGCACCCAAATATCATTATTCTTATTTAATACATGGCTTAACCTGCTTCTAATTCCCATCTCAAGTAACATTAATTGAACGTCTTTTCCAAGGTTTTCATTCTTTGCACTAAAACTCAAATAAGTGCCTGCATAGCCATCAGTATCAAAAAGACCACGCATATATGCTGCTCTAAACTCATTAGAAGACTGCCAAATTATATCAGGAATTCTCTTGTTGTCATACGTTACACCTTTTTTAAGACCAATACTATTCATGAAATCAACAGCATATTTGCTCGACATTGTTACTGTGCAACAATTTGGTTTTTCATCAATTTTGGCAGCAACATTAAATACATTAAAAAATAGTCCAGAGACATGTTGTTGGTATCCAACCTGTTTTTTATCTATAGATACTATAATTAAATTTTCAGCACATGGAACACCACAAGACCCATCTCCAGTACATATGCCTAAAAGTTCTGCCAACTGAACAGTTATTTGTTTGGGGGTCTTTATATCTTTAAGTTTCCATCTAACATTTGGAGCAGTTTCTTTTAAAACTTTTTGTTCATCCCAAGTAATTTGTGGAGCATGATTCAAAAAATTATCAAATTTACCACCACCTAAAATGTAATCACCACACCTTAAATCTTTAGTTTCTATCCATTCAGCATAACTATCTCTTAATGTCCACCATTTATGATTTGGTGTACAAGTAAACCCTACATGATGGTCGTGTAAAGTTACTCTTAATACCTTGGCTTTAGACTGTTTTTTTACAAATACCACCTTACGAGAGCCATCCCTGGATAGAACAATATCCCCCACTCGTATATCTTCAACTAATTTCGTTCCCAAAGAAGTTAATAATTTAGTTCCAGAAATCGTACAATTAACTACAAGCTCATAGATACGATGCTGGTTATATTCATAACCACGCTGAAGTTCCTCGTATTGCATACCCCAATACCAGTGCGGGTAACGATGTGGGAATCCACCATAGGCGGCGATTTCCGACATTTCATCATAACGCACCTTCTGGATAATAGTCGGGTAGAAATCCAAACCATATTTCTTACATTCAACGAGGGCTTCACTGAACACTCGTTTTTCTTCGTCTGTTAGATGGCACCCTGGAGTAGTATCATTCCCTTCAAGCAATGCCGATCCACGCATGAATTTTGACATTAAATACCAACCCCCGCTTCTACATTTAGTTCACTCAATAGTGTCTTGAGTGCCTGCTTAATTTGTTCGTTTCTCTCTTCTTCGGACAATTTAGGAGCGCTCCAATCGCCAGATGAAAAATCTACAGTCTTTTCATTGCCAATAGAAGTTGTCTTAACATTAGAAAGTTTTTCTGATTCCTTATCAACACTTTCCTTCAAACTATTCGCATAGTTATAACATAAAACCTGCGTGACACCAAATAGGTTACATACAGTTGGAGGGAAATCTTTAGCTAAAGACTCGTTAAACACAGGATTATCATTATACTGGTTCTCGCCATCTGAAAAGTAGAAGCAATAGACATTCCATTTATCAGGTGGGAAACGATTTTCAAACTGTTTTGCCATGAGTTTTAAACAAGAAGAACACTGAGTTCCACCGCCATAACGATATTTGTAGAAGTATTCTTCATCAACTTCCTGTGCGGCCACGTCATGCCAGAAATAGCAACGTTCAACCTTCTCATAAAACCTTCTAATCCAGGCGTCAATCCAGTATGCCATATCGGACACAATATCACATTTCTCTTCATCCATTGAAATAGACCCATCACGTCCGAACATAACCACAGCATTACTGCTAGGTATCTTAATTTCTTTATACTGGCGATAACGACGGTCAGAATTGATTGGCTTAATAATACGCATTGGGTCCGTAGACCCTGGAATATAATAAAGTTTGTCCAAATCGTTTGCAGCAGCCTGACGCTTCAGTGCTTGAAGGATGGTGCGGCGATTGTGCCTTAATGATTCTGGCCCTGTTAAAGCGATGTCGTTATATTTAATCTTAATGTCTTCGAAAGTTTGGGTAGGTTTTGGTTTAAGGTTAGGCAGCTTGAGTTCTTTTTGGAGTTCTTCAAGGAAATACTCTAGCCCAACATTAACAAGAATGCCCTCTCCCTCGTCTTCACCTGCTTCATGACCATCACCATCACCTTTTTGCGGGTCACGTTTAATAATGTCGCCTTTTTTGCCAGGTCCACGACCAATGCCTGTTTCGCCTTCGCCGTAAACAAAATGCGGTATATCAATGGTTGGAATAGATACTGTGGCTTTACCACCCTTAGCACGCAAACGAACAAACTTGTTCAGTTTAACATACTTTTGGAGTTCTTTTCTTAGTTTCCCATCAATAACATCTCTGAAGTGTTTATGATCTTCTTCTATCGCACGGGGCAAAGGATCACCTCTTTTATTATGTTTTCTATTTCTTTAAATTTGGTATATGGAATTACAATCAACTCGATTTTATTCTCGTTACACCAATTCTCTTTAATAATAAAGTTCCATCAACATTGGTATTGTGAGCGATGCAGGAAGCAATGGATTACGTTCCCATAATTTATTTCCCTCGCTTAGTAAACGTCGCATTGGGTTCAGGCTTGATACTCCAGAACACATGCTCGCTTATATCCTTGGCATAATGATTCCAAGTCTTAACGAATTTAACCCCGTCAATGCCGTTTCTAATGGCATTTTGGTACATTTGAATAAACTTGGTTTGATCTTTGTACCGCAAATTACACAAATTGAAAACTATAGTTCTATGGCCTTCTTTATATTCTTTTATATCTTCTGGTTCCATCTTAATCTCCTTATAAATAAAATGGACTCACCCACCTATAACTATGCATTACTTCTATAAATCGTGGGTGAGTCCATTTTATTTTTACTTATCTTCTTCTTCCATAGATGTTCTTGCGAACAAGCTACCGACGTAATCTAACACGTCCGAAGCAGACTTATCGTTGTAACCATACTGGTCAATCAAACGCTTCTTAATAGCATCAATCTTGTCCTGAACATCAGGAGCAACGACTGTAGCATCTGAGACATTAAGTGCAGACAGTTTGATATGATCCCTGGTATCTTCAAAGAGTTTGGCTTCCAAAGCCTTCTTCAAGTCAGGGTTACTGTCCCACTTGAATCTCTTACCATCCGTAGCCAAATCACCAATGAATGCAGCAATCATGCGGCGGAAATCGTCAACTCCCTGGTCTGGAATGCCGATCTTCTCTTCGATAGAACGCATCAAACGCTCATTTGGTGGTTCATCGCGGCCTGTTAACTTGTTCTTAATCTTAGACTTACGAATATAAGACATGATATTTTCAATATAATTCGCACAAAGTCTTTCGATTACCTTTTCATCCCCCACAAGCGCCTTTCGGACCTCATCTTTAAGGATTTCGTCCAATTCTTTAACTGCCAGGTCTACACAACTGTTGTACTTGGCTAAATCTTCCTTCTTGGTAATTAAGGCATTGTTGTCCAAGCCTGATTTAATTTCATGCAAAACCATGAATGGATTTATATAGTCGTGATTGTTGCTCAAACAGTTGGAAATCTTGTCTTGAACGTAACGAGCAGAAACACCACTGGCCATGCCTTCAGTCGGGTGTTTATCCCTTAATTCTTTAACACTATCTTCTGTATAACCTGGCAATGCTTCACCGTTATACAAACGGACTTTCTGGACTGGCGTTAGCTTACCGTCCTTATCGTCGTCTACACGGGTCAAAATCGCCCAAAGAGCAGCAATTTCAAGAGTATGTGGAGCAACGTGTTGACGGACTTTGCCAGTGCCGTAGTCCTGTTCTAAGACCTTAATCTCATCTGTCCAGCGTAATAGATATGGTACGTCAATCTTCACGGTACGATCCTTCAAAGCCTCCATGTACTGGTTATTTCTTAATCTCTCATATTCTGGATTGTTTGTATGGCCGATGATAGCTTCATCAATAGAAATCTGTGGGAACTTCTTAGGTTTAATCTGACGTTCCTGACTTGCACCTAGCAAGTCATATAGGAACTCTTGAGCCAGCTTCAACATTTCAATGAATTCGACAACACCACGGTTGCCAACGCAGAATTCGCCGTCGAAATTGAATGCACGGGGATCAGAGTCGGCTCCGAAGTGGCCGATCTTATCGAAGGCAATATCGCCCGTTAGTTCTGTAGCGTCCTGGTTCTTCTCATCTTTCGGCTGGAAGGTTGCGATGCCGCAACGGTCGGCTTCTGAATAGACTTTGCGGATTATTCTGACGTGATTTTCTACAATGGCTTGCCAATCACCGTGATTGATCCTTAGTAATTCTTCCATGAATTTACGGCAACGTGGGTCTAGTTCGCCGTCACAAATCAAACTATAAACCATGTTCTTCTTATCATCAGCAGTCTGGTCACGGAGAACTTCATTCAACTCCTGAAGAACTTTCTTCCTGAAAGCTATTGGAATTAATTTGATCGGTTCTTCGTGCATTGGGCATTCGTTCTCATGGTGAGTATAAATGCCTGTTGGACCTGTCGGCAAATTGACCCACTTGAATGAATACCAAGCCCCTTCTGGCTGACGGGAATACTTCTCCAGACCCCTCTTGATACAACGGAGAATGGTTGATTTGGACGAACCGACTGGCCCGTGAAGCAAAAGAACACGCTTTTCGGTGCCGTATCCACCTGCTGCACCTTTGAAGAATTTAACCAATTCATCAAGTGTTTCTTCCAAACCGAAGATTGGGATTTCAGGGTCGTCAAAGAAGTTATAATGGGTTAGTTTCTTCTTATAACGGTTGAATTCATGGCATCCCTTAGCCATAACCATGTCATACAGCCGCTGATAAGCGGTTCTTATCAATAGCGGATTTTCATAAACTCGATCTAAATATTCTCCGAAGGACATCTCTTCGTGTAATTCCTTGAACTCATCTTTGTTAAACTTTGCAGCCAAACGATTTAAATGCTGGCACTTTTCCATAGATTTCTCCTAATCACTATGATTATAAATTGGTCTTAATGCTAATACAAGAATAATCTCAAAAATTTTAATCTAATTTTTTACTGTTATATGGATTAGTCCCCATATGTGATTTAGATTCAGCGGCGCGGCGACACGCTTTAGCACCTTCCATATTGTGACCAGCACGATAAGAAAAATTATCCCACTTGCTACTTTCTTTAGGATTGCCAAAGGCGCAGGCAACATCATAGTCAAATGTCCGCTTTTTCTTTTTAGACTTGCATTGCGGACATTTAATACCTTTATATTTGCCAGTCTCGTCGTAATCTGTTAGCTCCTCATAAGCACAGGAGCATTTCAAACATTCAAATCTATAGATCGGCATTATTCAGACTCTTCTTGTTCTTGGTATTGAGCCGCATCAATGTCAGCCAACGCTTTGAAGGTTTGATACGTCTCTATTATTAAATTGAGTTTCTTATTCAAAGATTTAAAACTCCAAAACCAAGTTTTTTTCAAATACTTAATAGTTTCAATCAAAATTGCAAAATTAATCTCCTTTTGCATAAGTTGAAGCTTTATTGCCTCGATCAATTCTCTCTTTTCAAGAATCGACAGGTATTCAGCGTTTAATTCTTCCCCATCATCATCATCATCAATGTTAGGAAAGTCCTCATCCTTGAACTCTTCGTCATCATAATTAAACCTTTTCATAATCGGCCTCCGCTGTAAACGAACACATCTATTTATCCACCAATCACAACAATCTAATTCAATTTTACAATAGTCAAACTAATCTAAAATAAAACAAGCAGGAAACATAAATGATAAGTCTATGTGCAGTCACCCTCGACAAAATCAAGCATTACGAGCAAATATTCATCAAATCCATACTTGATAAAACCAAGCTGATTTCCGAAGTTGTTTTAGTTAATAGTGACTTACCTGTTGCTACTCATGAAGAATGGACAGAAAAAGGCATTAAGTTTAAGCGATTTGGCAACGTTGAAGTGGTGGCGGGGATGGCGTGCGGCGATCAGCATGGTATCGGGTTAGACCTTGCTATTACAAAGGCAAGTAACCAAGTTGTCTATCTCTGCGACCCTGACATTTTCTTTATTTCAGCAACGGATGAATTCTTTTATAATTTAAAAACTAAGTATAATTTACAAGCAATTGGCTGTTCCCACCATTCCGCGACAGAACTATGTGGAACTTTTTTCCCGTGGCATGGCAATATCATGTTTGAAAAGAAAGATTTGCCAGACAAGACATGGTTGCAAGGAAATCTTAGAGTATCTTGGCTTGAAAGCGGGGTTGGAAGTCACACAAAGGACTCATTTCCTAATCCTACTGGTAATTTTGACACTGCCTCAGGAATGTGGTTATGGGCGCATGAAAGAAGTTGGCGTTGGCTGGCATTTCAGACACACAATGCCCATCTCTACACAAGCAAATACTATCGTGGAAATGTAAAGGTTACAGAGAAATTAAAACCACAAAACTTATTGCATCATGCTGTCAGTGGTGCAATTGAGGTAGAGGCGTGGGAGCCATTCTTAAAAACATACAAACAATATTCTAGTGAATCAGATGAATGATATAAGTCTATGTACCGTTTCCACTGAATTGTTAAATCCATATATGGATTTAATGATTAAGTCTGCGATCAAAAAACTTAAATATGTAAAAGAAATTATCATAACATGTATTGACTCCCCCAAATCCTATGAAATCCACGAACAAGACGGTGTAAAAATTATAAAATTAGGATATGATTTATTAGGGATTCATTACCCGCTAATAAATTTCAATATATCAAGAGAAATCGCGGCTATGCCCCACGTTTTACAAGCTGCGGACGTGGAAAAGTTAGTTAATATATCTATTGATAAAATTATTACATGTTTTGGACATGCTCTCGGACTTCACCAATGCATAGAATGTGCTACTCAGGAATATATTCTATTTTGTGATCCTGACATCATTTTTCTCGACAATGTTGATGAAATTTACCTTGACTTAATGCAAAAATATTCCTTACATTACATCGGCTGCGCTCACGAATCCGCTAACGTAGCTTGTGGACATTTCCCGTACATGGCAAATTCTATGGTCAAGAAGCATGACTTGCCAGATAATGATTTCTTAAATAAAGAATTATATTATCACGGTGAATTAAGATATGTTCCAGGCATAGAAACCACGCTTGCTGAATGCAAGGTTCCTGCTCATGGGAAATGGTTAATCAGGGGGATATTGCTAGATCATTATAAAAAGTTTGTGTGCGGCGGTGTAGATTTTGATACAGGCAGCAATTTGTATATTTGGGCATTAGAAAAAAAGTGGAGATGGTTCTCTTTCTTAACTCCAGACTGTCACTATTATAGAACATCTTGTTACAGGTCTAATTTTTCAATTAAAGATAAATTCAAGGTACAAAAATTAATTTATCATCAGTTTGGAAGATACCGTGACTTTGAAACATTCCAAAAAGTATATCAAGATGAGGGGGGAAATTGATAACAGTTTGTACAGTTGCGCCAGAAGGATATGAGGGGTGGCTTGAGACTCTTCTAGAGTCTGTGTTGGAACACAGTCAACATGTAACCCAAGTTCTCATTGCACAAACAGTGGCATCTACAGACACCAGCACAATTGAAGAGTACGAAAAGAAAGGCATTCGTTTCAAGAAATTCTACGCTCCCATCAATTTTGGAGAACACGGACATTCACTTGGCCTTCATGCCTGTATTGATCGAGTTGAAACAGAGTATATTCTATTCTGCGATCCTGACGTTTTCTGGTATGCGGCAGTTGATGATCTATACCTGAGACTTATGGAAAAATACGATTTACACTACGTTGGGTGTTCCCACCACTCCGCAGTAGCCAATGCTTACTCTTATTTCCCATATGTAATGAATTCGCTAGTACGAAAGAAGGATTTACCAGATAAAAACTTCCTGAAAGGACAATTGAAGTTCCGCAATGGCTGCATCATGGTTGAGCAATTAAATGCAGATGATTCAGTATATGAATTAGCCGATGGAAAGTATCTTGTTTCAAGTCCAATACCTGGGTTGTGGCATAAGTTCCCAAATGTAAAACCAGACGTATTTTTTGACACATCTATAAATCTTTGTTATTGGGGCATCGAGCAAAACTGGCGGTGGGTTGCGTTCCAGACTTATGACGCCCACGACTACACTACCAAGTATTTTAGAGGAAGTGTTAAAATCAAAGATCGAATCCCATTCCAAAAAATAATTTACCATGATGTAAGACGCGATCCCGCATTAATGAAAGAAATGTACAGTAAATCCAAGGAAGAAGAAAATGATTAGTGTTTGCACAGTAACTTTAAATAAACTAGAACCTTTTACCAAAATTTTCTGTAAATCTATTGTCGAATCTACCACCGTGGTTAATGAAGTCGTAATAATCAACGCCGAAATGGGAGAAAGCATAAACACTACTTGGAGAGAAGGTAAAATTACGTTTCGCATGGTGGGTGGGCGACACGACATTTTCAAGGTATGCAGTGTCACTTCTATGTGCGCCCAACATGCTCATGGTCTGCACCAAGGCGTTGAGTTAGCCAAGAACGACTATGTGTTGATTTCAGACCCTGATATCTTCTTTTACACTAATATTGATGAGTTTTATCTAAAACTAGCACATGAACATGATCTTAACTTCATTGGTATTTCCAGGCCAGATGCTCTGGCACAATCTATCGGCTATTTTCCATGTATAATGAACTTATTCACCAAGAAAGAATACTTGCCAACTAGAAGGTTTTTATCAGACTTTGATCTAGGGTTATTGTCCGATGACAACACTTACCAAGATAAAATACCAGACAGATACTTTTATCCAGATACCCCTGAAAAATACAAATCATTATTCCCAAACCCAACTGGACACTACGAAACGGGTTGTAACCTGTTAGTTTGGGCAAAAGAGAAGAATTATAATTGGCTGTCTTTCCAGACACCCGATTGTAACACATATTACAGCAAATACTATAAGAGTAATTTTAAACCTAAAGGCATACCAAACAAAAAGTTACTCTATCATACATGGCTTGCGACCTTGAGAGAGGAGCGTTTCTTGTCTTTCACAGAAGCCTATAAAAATTCAGTTGACCAAGACTGCTAATATCATCATAATAACTGTATTGCAAAGGTGTTAAAATGTCTCATCCGCATATGGCATTAAAAATTGAGGAATGTGTTGAACTAACGCATCTAAAAGAAAAAATAACGATGGTCATTCCGACCAGAAATTCAAGCATGGAGTGCTTGCTTTGGTCTGTTTTCTCTCTGCTTCTAAGGAGCGAGCCTCATGGTATGATGGAGCATTTTTGTGTTTGTATCAATGGTCCAGATGAACGAACTGGTGATACCAAAATGCAAGATCAGAAACAAAAATTCCTAGAAGAGTTGAGAGACTTAGAATGGTATCACACAGCCAACCCAACATTACGCAAGCAAATGCCGCTTACAGTCATTCGTGTTTGGAGTCGTGTTGGTTATGCAGAAGTGTTTGAGATGGCTTTGAATTGGGTGCATACCGATGCTTACTGCATCATGCACGATGATGTAATATTGTTAAACAAGGATTGGGACAAAGAAATTAAGGATAAGTTTTACAACAAGGAAGAGGTTGCACTGGCTTATGTGCCGCCTCTACATGGTTGCATCTGCGATCACGCTATTCACCGTGGAATGTATCTTGTCCGTTTGCCACAGCTTCAGACAACATTCGTTGTATGTAAGAAAAAAGACATAATGAAAGTGGGAGCATTGTGGCGGGGTTATCACATTCCCTCAGACGAAAACATGCTCCAATTTGATCTAGAAGAGATTGGGAGTATTGCGGAATTTGAGAAGTTCTGGAAAGACCAAGGACTCTATGATAAACCTATAATTAAAACAGAACTTTATAACTTTGTAAGGCAAGAGATTGGGGCATGGATTTATTACAAGTTATATCAAGCTGGATATAAGTTCGCAGAACTTCCATCAGACACTATTTTACATTTAGAAGGTATGAGTCGCTTTGATACTACGCCCGAAATGCGAATGGAAAAAATAAAAGCTAATAATGAAGAAATTAAAATATTGGAAAAAGAAATTTTAGGCCACCCTGAATATTCAGTGCTTTATAAAAAATATCTTCCAGCAGATTTACAGGAGAATTAATTTATGCATCCACATATGGTTTGCTCAATAGAGGAAGCGGCAGAACTTACCAGCATTCCAGAAAAATTAACAGTTATTTATCCAACTTCAAGCGGGCCTATAGAGTGTCTTTTATGGTCTACCTTTTCACTTTTATTAAGAACAAAAGTGAAAGATCATATGGAGCATTTTATAGTTTGTATCAATGGCCCTGATAAAAGAACTGGTGATGTAACAATTGGTGATACAAAGCAAGCCTTCTTAGAAGATTTGCGAAAATTAAAATGGTATCATGTTGATTCTCCTAAAGCAAAACGGGACATGCCGATCACTGTTATCCGCGTCTGGAGTAGAATAGGCCATCCTGAAGCTGTAGAAATGGCAATCCCTTGGGTCCATACGGACAGTTATCTCATCATGCATGATGATTTAATTATCTGCCAAAATGACTGGATGCGGGTGGTTGAAAAGACGTTTTTCAATGACCCAAATGTAATCATAGCTTATGCTGAAAATAACCCAATTACTTTGTTATGTGCTAAGTGTGACTCCACCACCCATATTGATAAACCACTACTACGTTTCCCACATTTGCTCTGTCTTTTCCTCTGCTGTCGTAAAAAGTATATGAGCGAAATGGGGTCTTCATGGTGTGGATATCACATCAATACACCGCCATTCAAGCTCCACGAACGAGTAGGAGACGTAGAGAAATTCTTCCAATATTACAAAGACTTGGGAGCTTTAGGGTATGACGTACCCCAATTAGAAAAATCTTACGATTTTATCAGTATGGAAATGGGAGCATGGCATTATTATAATGCGGTTCAGAAGGGTTATCATTTTGCTCCAATGCCATTGGATATTATCCATTTTGGGGCTATGAGTTGGGAAATTGATACTGGCAAACAGCGAAAAATCATGAAATACCAACCACAAATCAAAGCATTAGAGAAAGAAATCTACGCACACCCTGATTATGGCCCACTGTACGACAAGTATTTGCCGAGCAAATATAAAACATGATAACTATATGCACGACTATATTGGATGATTGTGAAGATTATCTTCCTATCTACTTAGAATCTGTAACAAAAAGAACCTCATTGGTTAATGAAGTTCTCATGGCTAAAGCAGATTCCCCGCCATCTTTTAACGAAGAATGGACTGTTGGCAATATAAGCTTCAAAAAGTTTGGGACCAAAGAAGAAACAAGAGTCCAACAGGGTGTCGAACACGGCCTTGGATTACACGAATGCATCAGTCGCTCGTCTAATGAATATTTGCTATTTCATGATCCTGATGCTTTCTATTACTGCAATGTGGATAAAATATTTTATGATTTAATGGATAAGTATAAATTAAATGTCATCGGCGTATCACATTGTTCCGCAGCAAAGTTTGCATATACCTTTTTCCCATGCTTATATAATTTGTTAGTAAGGAAGTCAGAGCTTCCTGATAAAACTTGGCTCCACAATGAAATTAGAGACGAAGGTGTAGGAGCCATTAGAAATGGCAAGTTCTTAATTAGAACTGAAAATCCAAAATATCATCATTTATTTCCAAAACCAGACGGAGACTTCGATACTGGTTCTTTTTTATGTTTGTGGGCAAAACAGCAAAACTGGAGATGGTTGTCATTTCAAACGATTGATGTTCATAATTACACCACAAAATATAATCGAGGAAATATAATAACTGAAAAATTTGGAAATGATAAATTGTTATACCATGCGACCAGCAGTACAGCAGGCAATCCAATCACCTTAAAAGAGTTCAAAGAATCCTGGGAAAAGAGTTTATGATTAGTTTGTGCGTAGTCACAGTAGGGGCAACATCAAAATTGTTCTTGGAGATATTCTTAAAATCACTACAAGAAAAAACAAACTCTGTTAATGAAATCATTATCCTTGATGTAAAAGAGTCTCCATCTTTTTACAAGGAATTTCATATTAATGATGTAAAAGTTAAAATGATTGGACAAAAATACAATTTATCCAATTTTCAAAAACTAATTCCAAATTCTTTATCAGCGCTTAGTGCCGAACATGCCTTGGCTATACAATATATAATTCAAGAAGCAAAAAATGAATATTTACTATTAAGCCATCCTGATATATTTTTTTATGAAGATGCACCAGCAATACTAAAAAACTTAATGGATAAATATAATTTAGATATTATAGGTTGTGCATTACCAGGCGCATATGGTGGAACGTTTCATTGCCAAGGCTGTTTTCCTAATTTAATTTTTACTCTAGTGAAGAAAAGCTGTTTGCCTGATGAAAATTTCCTAAAAGACAAAATTACACTTTCAGGGATAAATTTTGATGGATGTTATTTTATAGGCTGCGACAAACTTGAGCCTGGACTGATGAATTTATATCCTTACCCTGATGGCCATATAGACACAGGGTTTTTGCTATATATTTGTGCCATAAAACTAGGTTGGCGGTGGCTTGCTATACAAACAGGAGATTTGCACAATTACGACACAAAATATTACAAATCAAACATAAAAGAAATTAAATTAAGACCACAAAAGCTTATTTATCATCAATCAGGCGCAACTTATTTTTGGCCAGATTCTGAATTGGAATTTTTAAGAGTTTATGAAGAATATAAAAAACAGTCAATGGAATAATATACCTGGGTGGTTTGATTATTCAAACATTTATGATATGGCAATCGACCAATCCAAACCCGATAGCGTATTTGTTGAAATCGGTGCCTGGTTTGGAAAATCCACAGCTTACATGGCACAAAAAATTGCAGATTCTGGCAAATCAATCACTTTTTATGTCGTAGATACTTGGCAAGGTTCAGAAGAATCTGAAACTCAAAAAAAGACAGCCAAACAATACAATAACAATATTTTCCCTGTATTTTGGCAGAACATAGTTAATTGCGGATTACAACAATACGTTAAACCAATTCAATTATCCTCAATTCAAGCTGCCAAGTCTTTTAAAGATAAATCTATAGATTTTGTTTTTATCGACGCCTCTCATTTATATGAGGCAGTATTATCAGACATAAAATCTTGGTATCCAAAAATTAAAAACAAAGGTATAATTGCTGGCCATGACTATAGCCCAAAATTCAATGGTGTAGTACAAGCAGTAAATGAAATATTTCTTAATAATGTTGAGATCATAACTCCAAAAAACAAACTATCAGATTCTTGGCTACATATTAAATTAGGAAACAATAATGATCGGTATAACAACCATAGTCACAGCGACTTACAATAAAGAAAAATTTCTTCCTCAAGCAGCAGAAAGCGTATTTAATCAAACTCGCAAAGACTGGCGATGGTGGATTATTCTTGACGGAGCGAATGGGAAAACCACGGATTATATTTTTAATCTACAACACCGTGATCCAAGAATAACCGCGTTCATGGAAAATGTTGGGTTCTATGAAAGGAAAAAAATATATCGACCGTCAATATTGATGAACAAATACTTTCCGATAATAGCAACTGATTACTTCTGCTGGCTATCAGATGATGATATAATGCAGCCAACCTATCTTGAATCACTGGCTGGGACTTTAGATAGTCACCCAAGTTGGGATGTTGTTTTTGGTTGGATGGATGTTATAGATCAAGTAAATGATACTGACTGGAAATTACACATGTATTTTGGGCGTCACCACTGGAATAAAGAATATAACGCAGACACTCCACCAATGCACCTATTAGATGGTGGGCAAATACTCCAAACGAAAGCATCATATGCTGTTTTAAATTGGCAATTTCCACTTGAATGGGTTCCTGGTAATACCTGTGACGGATTGTACTTGAATGAATTAGCTAAAAAGTTTACATTACATCCAATAAATGAACATGTTTTAACTCATCGTAGAACGTTCTTGTCAGAGAACACTAGCGTTGATATTGGGGTAAAAAATGAAAATTGACTTGTTTAAAGTATTCATGTCTTCTGAAGCACCAAAAGAAGTCGAAAAGGTGCTTACGAGCGGCTTTATTGGACAAGGCCCGAAAGTTGAAGACTTTGAATACAGGTTATCAAAACACTTCAACAATACATTCATCAACACAGTAAATAGCTGCACTTCTGCACTAGAACTTGCTGTGCATATGGTGAAAAATCAATGGTTGAATTCGGAATGCGAGATTATCTCAACCCCGCTTACCTGCACCGCAACTAACCTCGCCATTGTGAATCGAGGAGCAACAATCAAGTGGGCCGATATAGACCCGAAAACCTGCAATATTGACCTGGATGATGTTGCCAGAAAGATAACTCCAAAAACCAAAGCAATCATGGTGGTCCATTGGGGCGGCTATCCTGTTGACCTTGAGAAATTAATGTCAATCCGTATGAAAGCCGAAGCCACATTTGGCCATAAACCTTGGGTCATTGAAGATTGCGCTCATGCATGGGGTGCCAAATATAAAAACACAATGATTGGCTGCTACGGCAATTTTGCTGCTTTCAGCTTCCAGGCTATCAAACATCTGACCGCTGGTGATGGTGGCATCCTTATATCCCCAAACATAACCTTCCACCAGCGAGCCAAACTGCTTCGTTGGTATGGTCTAGATCGCACCAGCAGCAAAGACTTCCGTTGCGAGCAAAACATTTCAGAAGGCGGCTTTAAATGGCATATGAACGACATTAATGCCACTATCGGCATATGTAATCTCAATCACACAGATGAAATAGTTCAAGCCCACAAGGAAAACGGCGAATACTACAATCTTGTTCTAAAAAACATAAGCGGTGTCAAACTACTTGAAAACCACCCCGACCATGATTCCAGTTATTGGATTTATACCATGCTAGTTGAAGATCGACCTAACTTCATTAAAAAAATGAAAGAAAAAGGAATTATGGTTGGTCAAGTTCATGATCGGAATGATAAACACGATTGTTTCAAGCAATTTAAAACAGTCTTGCCGAACCTTGATAAAGTGGCAAAAGAAATGATTTGCATACCTTGTGGTTGGTGGGTTACTAAGGAACAACGGCAATATATATCAACCTGCATTAAGGAGGGTTGGTAATGAGCCTGTATAAACACGAAAATGGTGTTCATTTCCGCAAAGCGGACAAAGGTGATGCTCGCACCCTCTTGTGCCTGAAAAATGAAAGTCATTTTGGCACCCATACGGTGACATTGGCTAACTTAACCAGCCAGGAAGCTTGGCTAAATTCTATTAGCCATGAGACTCATTGCCCAAGGGATTTAGTGCTAATGGCGTCGGCTGAACGCCCAAATCATCAATTTAGCACTGACGATTTCGGCGTAATAAAACTATTCAACATTGACTGGCAGAGTAGGCGAGCCGAAATTGGCTGGGATGTATTTAAGGAATTCAGGCGTAAAGGCTATGGTAAAAAGTTAGTTACTGCTGGAGTAACTTTCGCCTTTAAATTAATGAATTTACACAGACTTGACGCTCAAATATTAGTAACTAATGAAGCTTCGCTTAAGTGTGCAGAAGCCGCAGGATTCATTATCGAAGGACGCCAAAGACAAGTAGTTTTGAAAGAAGGAAAATATATAGATAATCTAATACTAGGAGTTTTAAATGAGAGCAATATTTGATTTTATAAAAGATATATGTATAAAAATAGATGGTTATTGGATTGAAAGTGCTGGACATCCGATTATCGTGAAAGGTGTTTTTACGGTTAGAGAAAAAGACGAGATTTATTTTGGAAGATGGGCCAACTTATCCACAATCAACATTACAATCTATGGATTTTATGATTATCCAACCGAAAGTCAATTTAGCATATTCGGCATTGATTCACCCGAAGAAATGGTGGTGCAAATCAATCCTGAAATAGTTAGTGAAAAGTTAGATGGCATCCCACCGATAGGAACACTATTAAACATTGAGGGTTGCGATTGGCTTGTAGTGAATAGAGGTTATACGCACAATAGATTTATTGGCAAGTACCGATTGTCACTCCAATGCCAGAGATATGTGGAATCTGTAACAACTGGTAAAAACGGTATTCATACCTCTAGTACGATAGAGGATGAAGAATGAAACATCTGAATGAAATCGACTATCCAGGCGGGTTTGATAAACTTGCTGAGGATTTAGGCAATCTGCGATATGATACCCTTACTGAATTCCTAGAAAAACTCTCAAACAAGATCGAAAAAGATGCGAGAGCGGACAGAGATAGGGAACGGCATCAACTGGCTAATCAATTGACCTACTCAGCCAAACACATCAGGAATGCTTGGAAAATATGCGCGTCTTTTATGAAGGCTTCCTGAATAATACGGCAAGTGGCTTTGGTGTATATGGTTTGGATTGTGCAAGGACGCCCATTTTTCTAGCACCAGAGTTCTGAAATCCCGTCTTTGGAATCTCAGTAGGGATAAGTGGGTTGTCTTTAAGGTCCATGACGCCCTTTATCTTTAATTCATTTGCCAAAAAATATTCTTTAAATCCCATTGCCTTATTTATGGAATAAATCTACAATTTATTGCTCTATTATGAAAACAGGAGTTTATTATGAAAGCTATACATAACACAGTCACTTTTCTTGCAGCTATCGTGGTGCTTTCTTGGGCAGGCTGGCAGACCTATCTCCATTGGGATACCCTACTGAACAAGGCCACAGTTCCACAAACACGACAACAACATCCACCAGCGAAAAAATGCCCTTGCTGTAAGCACTGCACATGTGGCAAGACCGACTGTAAGGGCGCTTGTTGCGCAGATAAGAAGTGCTGCAATGCCTGTAGTTGCACCGAAGAGGGTTGCTGCAAGTAATCAAGAAGATTTAATCTTCTTGATTAGCTCGGACGTGCTATGTCCTTCAACTAGAGGGACATAGCACACTTCTTTTACACAATCCGCTCCCGCCACTTCCTTGCCCTGCCAGTCTGCACCTTTTACCAACACTTCAGGCTTAATATCTTCAATCAGTCTCTGTGGTGTATCTTCATCAAACGCAATGACATAATCAACATGTTCCAAAGCCGCCAATAACTTCATCCGCTCATAAATTGGTAATATTGGACGTGTTGTACCCTTTAATCTTCGAATACTTTCATCCGAATTTACTGCCACTATCAACTTATCCCCCTGATTACTAGCGAATTCAAGAGTATGTAAATGCCCACTATGAATAAGATCAAAACAACCATTAGTAAAGACCAGCTTGTATTCTCTGCTCTTTAAAAACTCCCAATTCCTCAATATCTTCCCGCTGGAATGAAACGCCCACGGACCAAACATACCGCGCTGTTTCTGCTGCACATACATCAAACCACCATGAAAAGCTATTTTGGCTGATTCTTCAATAGTAAATCCATGTGAAACAGCTAGTGCCAAAACTCCAATGAAACAATCCCCTGCCCCTATAATATCCATTGGTTTTATATTACACTTTGGCCTATACTCAAAATAATCATCAATGTGACCGACAACCCCATCACCTTCCTGTGTAATAATAACAGCCTTACAATTCAACTCTTTCTTGAAGAAATCACACTGTAGTTGCCAGTCCTTAAATCCACTTAACGTCTCAGCTTCCTTTGAATTGGGCTTAAAAATCGTGCAGCCAATCCAACGGTCTAATGGTGCAGTTTTTGGGTCAACTATAGTAATTGCCTTTGTGTCGAACCAACTTAGTTTAAAGTCGCCTGAAAAAATGCCTTTATTGTAGTCAGAGAATATCATTACATCTGGTTCGACCTGAAATGCCGACCAATACCTGACTAATTCTGCCTGTAAGTATCTAAATGTTGGATCATCTAGTCCGTATCGTTGTTTCTCAATGTCGCGGCGAGCTACGACTTGGAACCCTTTTTCATAAAATCGTTTCTTTCTAGGAATAAAGTGGTCTTTTGGTAGGTTGACGCCACCCCAATACTTAACCCCATGATTACGAATAACCTTGTAGGCTTCATCATCAATCAAGGTAAATAATCGGCTGATTACGTTGAAGTTATTGAGTTGATAACAAACGTTGGCAGCACCGCCAGGAAACCTTCGAAATGGTATATCATCTTCTGATAACAGGACATGGACATTAGCACATTCAGGAGAAATGCGACTGACTTTTACTTGATAGTCTTCATCCAAAAGACTATCCCCTATGACATGAATAAATATTGCTTTATGATTTTCGTCTAAAGACTTGGCAAAGCGTTGTAGCAATTCCATATGACTATTATAGTCATTTCCTTATCTCTCTTGACGCTATATTAATAGCAGGGAAATCTTCTACAATGGTAATATTCTTCAACAAGTTGGGCGGAAAATCCTTAAAATCTGCTGCCGTACTGATAGTTCCATCTGCCTTCTGACGTGGAAATGCAATCCATTTAATCCCTAAGTCGTCAAACTCATTGACAACTTCATCAAAATCTTCAGTCTGATAATATCCACCATCACACAAAGCCTTAATAGTGTCAAAACCGCATACAAAAGTGACTTCTGGAAACAGCCTAGCTTTCTCCAAATAGCGAGCGTCTTCGGTCATATAGAGCCTACCAAATGAAGGCTTATATTTCGTCTTCATCTGGTCGTACCGCCGACGCATTTCACATACACTAATTGGGTCTTTTTCTACGTTCTGATGTGAAATTTCAAAATCAACAGGGAAGCCATATTTATCGTAGATATAGTCTACAATCGAAACATGTCCTTCATGCATTGGATTAAATGACCCACAGAACAAAAACTTTGGATAATCCAGTGCTTTTTCATTCCCAAAGCCTATGATTCCGTAGAGCATTCCTTTTTCTCCAAATAAAAGCAACCTATATCTAAACCACTATGTTTGCCCTTGTTGCGATTGAGTGTCAAACGACAAGTCATGCCTGGACTAATGAAATCTAGTGTCTTACCATAAGCTTCAATTTTAATGATCTTCATGTAATTTAAGAAATCACCAAGTCGAAGTTCCTTATCACAAACCCGCCCGCAGACTTGGATGAATTCCTTGTCCATTTCAAAATGGTCAATTTCCGCTATAAAGTCAACATCTCGATTCATATAACTACTCTACTACAAAATTAGGCTTTGTCCAAACGTTTTAGGATTCTGGCTACAGCTAAGGCACAATTAATTGGATCAACAACAGTGAGAACAGGCACCTTTGACGGCATTCTCAATGTTGAATGAATGTCAACCATGTAAGCCGTCAAATCAGCAAATGGTGGACATGCAATAACAATATCCTTGCAATTACATGCCACCATACCTGAAAGAGCATTAGATTTACCAGCCACAGTAATGAATATAGACCCTTTATAGTCTTCAAGAACTTTCAAAACCGCCAAAGGCTCTCTATGTGCAGAAGCATAAATAACCACATATTCACAATCCTGCAACGCCATTACAATCTTGTCAACATGGGCTGCATCAGACTCGGACCCAGCTATAATTACAACTTTGTTCATTCTGCTACCAATCCCATTCGAGCGGCCTTAACAATCCACTCAGCCTGTTCTCGTTTGTTATCGCTATCAAGAGCCTTAACCGTCTGCCCTGCAAAAGTGCGATTAATGGCGTCCATTTCCAGCTTCGTTACCTTCACAGCCCCACGGTGATCGTGATAATCATTCCAGGCTTCCACTGCCACAGGAACAATCGGTTGAATCAGAGATAATATCGCTTCTGCAAAAACCCTAGTTTCCCATTGAGCATGAGAGTCACATCTTAATCCAAGAAAGTGAAATAGGTTATGCAGGTCGATCTTCCAATACCATTCCGTGTATAAATTCAATGGCAGAATCATTCTGGCTTGTTCGCGGGTGATACCCTTGTCCAAATAGTCCGTGTACGTTTGATAAGATTTAATACACGCTTCATCTAAATACGCTAAAAAATCCTTGGCGGTATCAACTTCTATTTTATCATCCCCGCCCTGCTTATTGGTCTTAGACTGTAATCTTAAATTATTCACATCTGGAAAATAAAATTCGTCCTTCATTACCGAGTAGCGTCCGCTATATTCATTCACACTAACCATTCTGTGTCTTATTATTTGTCTAGCACAAAAAATAGGCAACTTCATATGAAATTTGAATTCTACCATTTCCAGTGGAGTAGAATGGGAGTGCCGCATTAAATAACGAATTAACCCCCTATCTTCATTAACAGTTTTTGTACCATCACCATAAGACACCCTTGCAGCTTGCACGATAGCAAAATCTGCTGTTTTTCTATCTTCAGGAACCAAACGTGGCATTACATCAACTAAAGTCACAAAACCCAAATCAAGACACTTAACGGTCTTTTCAGGAACATTTTCCATTATATCATACATTTGTATATGCCCTTCTGTTTATCAAAAACAACGCGCCCATCTTTTACTAATTGATACCCAATTTCTTGCAAAGATACATGTGCATCTCGGTGTCCAGAATGCGATGTTAACCATAAATTGTCAAGAGAATTGTTTTCCTTATCACCATCAATATGATGAACGACTTCGTGTTTTTCAAGTGATCTACCTATATCTTTTTCAACTACTAAAACATGCTCTTTCTTATAACTGTTCCATCCAACACCATTTCCCCCTCCTATATACGCCATCCAATAACCGTCATGGGCAAGATACCTACCACCTTTCCAAGATGGATGATTGATGCCTTTCTTCTCAGGCGGAAGTTTTTTACCTTTATTATGGGCGGGTTTTCCACATCTTTTTGCGGCACTTATTTTACACACACATGCCCGACAAACAGTTTTGCCGCTCCAACCTCGCTTTTCTTGACCTTGGTAATAATTCGCATAAGCTGTGCAAGTGATTTTGCCACAATCATCACACTTCAACCTTACCCGCTTTTCACTTCCCCTGGTCAAACCATCTGCTTTACTAATTAACATTACTATTCTCCTATAACATAAGCGTTACATTAAAATAGTAATGTTGTGCAATAATTATTTACCCTTAATTGCTTGTTCGAAATGAACACGGGGTATTTTACCATCTAAAGCCAAACGCACAAGATGAGCATGGCCGCTCTGCAAACAATCTTTTTTCAATTCGTCTGGCGTCATTCCCATTTCTTTCGCTGCATGTTCCAGTGTTAAATCAGCATAGTAAGTCTTATGCACAGCAATGAATTTATGGGTAAATTCCATTGGTTTCATATCCGTTGCTTTCATAAGTGCTTCAGCATAAAGAGTCTGATCTTTTTTAATAGGTAATTCCGCACCAAACAAATCACTCAAACGATCCATTGCATCTTTATCTGGACCTAGCAATTTTATATCTTTCTTAATCAGACTACGGACACTATCATCAATGGGCAAAACCCCGACACTATGGCAGGCCACACAATTTCGGGCTACCCGAACCGTTAAATCAGGCTCAAAAGCTCTGGAATGATCTACTGCTATATCAACCGCCAAATGATCCATAGATTTGCCCTTATTATCTGCGGCAAAATAGGAAAGCAAACCATTGGAATTGAAAGCGAGGACTTGAACCGAATCATATTTATCGGTTAGTAGATCAGTCAAATAATCAATAGTGGAGCTATCACGGGACTCCCAAATAGCCCCTGTTACCGTAACCGTCCTTTTAATATAGCGTGTATTCCTAGCCAGATTACTTAGAACCACAATTGCGGCTTGCTCGACTTTCAATTTTTTAGCGTTGTCTGGATCGTGGCCATGTCTCTTTCTAAAGTCTTTTAGATCAGATACACCCATTAACTTATAATAAAGCGGAGCCTGCATTGCTTTAATTATAAACCAATCTGCCCGCATTATAGGGTTTTCACTCTTTGATAATACTTTTAATTTATCAATCTTCTTGGTATATGGGTCGGTAGGAAATTCATTATAAGCCTTAACATCTATGCCATAATCTCTTATGTCAAATCTTATAAGTGTTTTGTCCTTGTTGACGAAAACTGGTTTTACAATCTTCTTTTTATTGCTTACTGAATTGAGAGTAAAAGACACAACAGCCATGTAATGCTCGCGTTCTTTTTCTTCAACATTATCCAGATATAGGTATTTGACATAAGATGCATCGGCAGGAAATAGTGATATTGCATCTTCTTCTGCCTGCTCAACAGGACTAACAACAGCTAGCAACAAACATACTAACAAATTCATTTGTGACTCCTAATTTTCAATCACTAGAACATAACCAATCCAATAATAGTTAAACCATTGGTGAGTTGCTGTGTAGTTGGATTCAGGGCTATTAGGATCAAAAAACTTTATACCATCATCGTTATAATCCAAAAGAATGATAGCATGAGTATCTTCAGATGGCTTACCCCAAAAGCACTTCACAACAACCAAACAAGGCTGATTGTTCTTGATTGCATTCTTAATGATAGTTTTATCATAATTGTAATAATTTTGGTAGCGATATTTTACTTTCAATTCATTTAATTTATTCGCTAATGCTTGATGTGGACCAGGAGAACGTAATTCCAGAGATTTGTAAGTTCCATAATCCACCATGACATAAGGCGACTTTTCCCAAACTTTTTTCTTTGCGTCCCAAGTCCAGGTGAATTCTTTGGATCGGTTTTTTGCTAAATTGTGCAGGGTTTCAATGCCGTGATGTCTGCCAATAGTTTCGATGCAACACCAGGCACAATAACCTGTTTCGAAAACTTGATTTGAAACGCGATGTTCTTTTTTAATACTAACTTGAGAAAAGGTTGAAGACGAAAAAACGAATAGTAGCAATAATGCTGCTATAAATTTGCGCATGAATAAACCTCTATTTGATAAAAATGATGGGGAATTCGTTGTTACTACACAATTAAAAAATTAGGTAAATCAAAAGTAAATAAAATAAGTAACTTTCGGCTTCCCCGTACCGCTGACATTGTAGTGCCAAGTTTAACTATTGGTCATCCGTGAAACCATCTATATCATATAGTAAATATCAACGCAATTTATTTTTATCTTTTCTTACGAGGCCCGTCTCCACAGCCATAGCCTAAATCGGTAACGCCGCCTGGTTTGCCTTGTGATTTACAAAGCTCCCCTTCTTCATCACTACCAAAAGAAGGTGGCCACGTTCTTTGTACCAAGTCCGCTCCAAAAATAGGTCTAGCAAATACTGCGACACAATTTGTGCCTGTTCCCACCTCGTTTAAGTACCATTGTTTAAAGTTCATACTGGCATTCCTCCTCCTGGCATTCCGCCTGCTTGAGAAGTCGCCGCCTGCCATCCTTTGCCAAGAATATTGGCAAGTTTCTGAATGGAAATAAGGTGTGTTTTACCTTCACACTTACCTTGATAGGGACTTAACTGCCCATCATTATGACGAACATATGCCCTTTCAAAATTGGGCGACTTGCTCTGATAAAACCTAATTCTTACATAAAGATCGGTGTCTTCTATAGGTTTAATAATCTGCCATATAGCTTGATTATAAAGCAGACCTTCATCTTCAACTTCTATGGGTCCACTTTCTATAAAATCTGGTAGTGAATTACGGTCAATACCTAATTCTTGCCAAAGCCCATCAATATAATTACCCTTCTTGGGTTTATGCTTGGTTGGCCCCCTATGTAATTCAAAAAACTGTTTAAAACTAAAATCCATATACTTATTTACTTACTAAAATACTATTTACAATACTAATATAATGCATGGATGAATTAAATATTGAGCAAAATGAGATATTGACTGGTTGTATGCTAGGCGATGGCAACCTTGTAAAACTTTATGGCAATCAAAATTCCGCCTTCAGAGTGGGTCATTGCGAGCAACAAAAAGAATATAACGAGTGGTTATGTGAAAAATTCAAACCATTCTCACTATCAATTACAACAGAAAAACGGGCAAAAATAGATGGATTTGATAAAATTAGAAATACTCCAATACGCAGCAAGACAGAATTTTGTAACATTTGTGTTTTCAGAACAAAAAAACACCCTATTTTTAGGAAATTAGAACAAACGTGGTATGCCAGAAATGTGAATGGAGATTACCTATTAGATAAAAATAAAAGAAGAATAAAAATAGTACCAAATGATATATCATTAACCGAATTATCTCTTGCTGTATGGTATTTTGACGATGGCACAAATCTCCACAATACAAATAGTAAATACAAACAAAGAAATGCAGTCCTGCATACTCTAGCTTTCACAACTCAAGAATGCAATATATTAACAAAAGAAATTAACAAGTTGGGGATTAACTGCAAGGTAAGGATAAATAAGGAAAAACCAGAAATCGTAATATTATCCTGTTCTTATTTTAATTTTATAGAAATGGTAAAAAAATATCTGCCGTGTAAACAACTATTCTACAAGGTAGATTTATCAAACTATAAGCCACCAAATAAAAGACACGCAGCCAAAGTCAACAATAAGACAATCAGAAAAACTTTCCGATTACTGAACAATAAAGTGCCACAAAAAGAAATAGCTAAAATACTAAATCTAGGAGAAGCTACAATCAGTAACATAAAAAATGGCAAATACAATCATTAAAAATGGCAAATACAATCATTATGACAGCCTTTAAGAAACAAAACAAACCATCTAAATATTGGTATGAAGTTTATAGAATGGTTAATATTGAAAGAAGGAGATGCGTCTATAATCAACGTTCAGCAAGTATTACAAGGCAAACAACCAGAGTGGATACAAATAGTCAGTCGTTTTCCAGAAATGTTGCAAAAAGAGATACTTGAAGAAAGACCTAATCCTAATCAGGAGGATATTCAATGGATAAGTTCTTGGCAATTGGCGAGCAAACAACCAGTAGCGATGAATACAACTACTTTGTTACAAAATAAGGAAAATCTGGAAGCTATTTCAAGAACACCGCACGATATAATTCAAGAGATAAATAAAAAGTGGGGGTTAAATGTTCCTGCGGGTAAAGTGTACGATCCAAACCCAGGTCGATATCAACAATATAAACAGTTCCAAGGTAGCACGGCAAAACCATCGGTGATGGTTAATGGGGTGATTGAATTTGGTGTCGGCAGGTTTATAGCGGCACTACTCAGAGGCGATAAACAATTAATAGCTTGGGATATAAGAAGCAAAAAATAGTTTACTGATTTATTACAAATGAGGATAAATGGAATTTAAAAGATGGTTTACAATTATTGAAGATAAAAAGAAAGAAGAAAAACAAGGTAAGGTTAAAAGTATCATAGATGGCAAAAATCTAATCATGTTTTTCAAAAAAGGAGAATCTGTCTTCGGAGCGCCCGAAGATAGTCGCATCGTCTTTGCCCGTATGATGAACCCTGATGAAGATGAGGGACCAGTTGACGACGCTAACTTTAATGCTTTTGACTTGATCCAAGCCTTAAATGGCAATTCAACTGAGAACATATTTGGAATGCAGGATATGCCACAAATAGACGTAATTACGAGAGATGAAGCTGAAAACGAGCTTATGAAATGCCCATGTCAGGATGAAGCACCGCCTGCCAATCTTCACATTGAACCTATTAGCAAATTCGGTGCGAATGTTATTAATCTTAAAGATAGGGAATGATATGTTTTTTGAAAAAGATAGCGGTAAAAGAAAATGGCAATGTTTTGTCTGTGGAAAAGAACATTCCGATTTTGAAGCATTTAGAAGCCATATCGTTGAAGCCCATGAATTAGGGCGAGAATATGTCTTATGCCCATTGGGACGATGCGGTGCGCCTGTACGAGATATCAATTTACACTTCAAAGCAAAACACCCACATGACTTGGTGCCAAAATACAATGGGCCAGCCAGAGTTATTGTCTGGAAAGACCAAAAAGGTGTCAAAAAAGGCAGTAAAAAGGGCAAACAAAAATTCCGAGAAGGACACTTCGTTAGTATAAAGAATGGTGGTAAGGAATTTTACTATCAGTCTAGTTACGAGTGTGAAGTATTTGAATGTCTAGAGCTAATACCAGAAATTGTTGCTTACGATGCTCAACCATTAAAAGGAGGAATTCCTTACTTGTACAAAGGCGATCAACACCACTATTACCCTGATGTTTCCCTACAGTTTGCTGACGGCCATATTGAGATTTGGGAGATTAAACCAGCCAGCCAAACCATGCTCCCGTTAAATGAAGCAAAATGGGAATCTGCCAAACGATATTGTGACGCTAGAGGCTGGAATTTCATCGTAGTAACAGAAGTTGGTATTGGCAAACTAAAGAAATTGGTAAAAAAAAGAAAGGGGTAGTTTCCTACCCCTTTCACCTTCACCTTCCGCCAGGGCGATTAGTCAATCTTGCTTAATAGTTCCTTGGCTTCTTTGCCAGCAGGACTATCGGGACTCTTATCCACAATCTCTTTCAGACGCTCTTTAGCCTTGTCTTTCTTGCCTTCTTTGAGCAAGTCTTTGGCCCAATTGAGCCGCTGATTCATCAATTTAGCCTCATCTTGAGGATTTTGTTCCTTATTGGGTGCGGGGGCTGCTGCCTTGCCATCACCTTCTACTGGAACCTTATGAAGAATCTCGTCGCCAGCCTTGAATTGTAGCATCGTCGCATAATTCAATTTGGCACCCTTGGCACGACCCTTATCAGGCCACTGGACCTTGATTTCGTAGTTATAAATCTTGTCCTTCTCCAAAGGCGGCGTTACATACTTCCTAACCAGTCCTTTATGCGGCATCTTTGCACCATTAAGCCACACTTCGGCATCCTCACTAGGCAACTCCAGTGTTACCCAGGCTGTATTAGGGTCATCTTCATTAAAAGCAACTGCATTTGGTACAGGTGGCAAACCTACTGCTGCAACACCAACTGGCATTGCCCCAAATCCATTACCACTAAAGTCATACGAATTGTTATAGGAAAATGTTGGTGCATAAGCCCCACCAGTTGGACTATAACCCCCCGCCGTATAACCGCCGCCACCACCACTAGGATAACCGCCACCGTAACCACCGTTATTGAAACCGCCACCGAAGTTGCCGTCCCAAGTACCAGTACCAGTACCAGTGCCAGTGCCGCCACTACCATTCTTGCCAAGATTCAATTTAATGCTTATATCATTCGAGTTATTGATTCTATTAGTGTTATTATTCTTATTGGCATTGGCGTTAGCATTACCATTCTTATTTCCATTCCAATTACCATTTCCATTTCCATTAGTATTGCTATTTCCATTACCAGGCTTTATACACTGAGTCTGCTGGCCTGGGGGTTTCGTACACGTCCAAGGTTGTTGCTGGCCCAAGCCAGGACGTTCGGGCCGCTGTCCTACAGGTCCATTAGACCCTGGATGACCAGAATTATGCTTCTTCTGATTCAGTTGTTGTAACAACTGTTGTTGGACATTAGGGGCGGGGGCGAGCGCGGGGATGGGCGAGCCATTCCCCTTACCCTTATTGTTGTTATTTCCTGCCGCGTAAGCATTGCTCACGACAGTCAAACCTACTACCAAAAATCCAAAGCTAATCAAAGTTTTCACGTTAAATCTCCTAACATCAATTACTGAGGCCAAACACTGTTCCCAATATTGATGCTGTTACCAATGTTAATGTTATTAGCATTGTTGATAGTGTTATTGTTAGTATTGGTGTTGTTATTGTTGTTGTTATTGTTATTCGCATTAGCGTTCCTATTGCTATTACCATTACCATTACCACTCGGCTTACCAGTACCTGGATTACAGGTGGGCTTGCCGTGATTGCCATTATCACCAGGCTTACCACAACCAGGCTTATCGCCAGGTTTCCCATGATTGCCATTATTGCCACAGCCAGGTTTCCCATGATTGCCATTATTGCCACAGCCAGGTTTCCCATGATTGCCATTATTGCAATCACCGCCTGGTTTGCAATGACCATAAGCATGACCTTGGCCATGATTGCCAGGCTTGCCACAGTCTGGTTTGCCGTGACCATGCCCTTGTCCATTACCGTTGGACGGTGGCTTACATGGTGGGGCAGGTGGCTTACACACAGGCGGTTTTGGAGTACACTTCGGAGGAGTATTGGTAGCATAAGCAAAACTACCAAATGTCCAACCGACTACCGCCAAACTAGCTACACACACCTTAAAGAACTTACTCATTTAAGTACCTTTCTTCTGACAAAAGAACTATTGCTGGTTTACCAAAACAACAACAATTTACATCACTCTGCGGGCAAACGTAGAGTTTCCGAACCCTACGAAACAAAAAGCAAATGAAACAAGGGATATAGTTACATTCCCATTTCGTTCTAGAAGGATAACTGTTAATAAACTTTTCCACAAGAGAAAAATTCATCAAAAAATATAACCAACCACGAACAATGAAAAACAAGATACAACAAATCGGAATATTACTTTTCAAACCACATCGAATGTCTCGAAACAAACAAGTGGGACTCAAATCTACTTTTGCATTCAAAATATTGCAATGTAACCTATGAGCAGCGCGGATATTTTTAATGTCCATAACCTTCTAACTCACATATCGTTTTTACAGTCGCTTGCAACTCATTATAATCCTTCAAAGTCATACTATCGCCACGTTCCCTATTGATTCGTTTTATATCTTCTAATTTCTGTTCTGTTGTGCGGTTGCATAACTCCATATAAAAAGTAGGACATTGCGCAACCGCATCTTCAATTTCTTTTTTCAGTGCTACATATGCTTTGTAAAATTTATTTGCTTCCTTGGGCGTGAGTTCAATGCCATCTTCGGCACAACTGTTTCTAAAAAATAAAATGTTAGGGTTCATTTAATACCTGTCTCCTGTAAATAATGCATAAGTCCATCATTAATTTTGCCGTATAAATCTTTTATTGTCCCATTGTTTATAAGAAAATAATCAAAATATTCAAAACCAGCAGGATGTGGTCCAATAAGTGGCAAATCGCTTATTGGGCCTTCCCCATAATGCATTGCAGCGAAATCAATATACGGTCTAATCTGTGATTCAGATGGGTTAGGATCATTATTCTCGAAATTTTTTCGCCAAAGCAGGACATTAAAACCGCCCTGTTCTCTTATCATCTTAGCTTCATTTAGATACCGCCCATCAGAGATTATAGAATGATCGCCATTTCTTAGTGCTGTGCGAATCCAAACATCACTTTGTATCTTTCGGAATCCATCCCCAATATGTTGCAAACCTTGGCGAACGGTTAAATCAAAACCAGGCGGAATTTCAGGCTTCCGTTTCCATTCTTCGATCCATTCCCACGTTACATTGAAGGATTGCATGAATACATGTTTGACAGCATCAGCAAACCCAAGTCTTTTCCAAGGTAACTCAACCTTAACTGTCCTATCCCTAAGAGCTTCCATTTGTACATCATGCGTTAATTTCTCATATTCTGGATTACTGGCATAACCTACCCGTGGTTCGCCAAAATCACCATTGAGTATTTTTACCAAGTGATTAGCAACGGTATCTTTACCCCCCGCAAGTTGCGAGAATAAACCAATTATTTTCATGTTCAATCCTCTGTTACATTAAAATAATTACTTCCCAAAAAAGATGCAACATTTTGTTTCAAAATTTGTCTAGGCATTACTCATACAATGCATATGCAGAAGAAAGAGAAACTGGATAAGGATGTAGTTCTTCGAGTCCACCCTTCGCTTTTCAAAAAATTCCAGAAGCGGTGCAGCAAGAACTACAAAACAGTCTCCGAAGTCCTTCGAGACTTTATGAGACAATATGCCCAGCGAGAAAACTCTTGAAAGTAAGAAAGTTGAGGGATCAATGAATGGGAAAGAAAAGAAAGAAAGTAGAACCGAAGTGCAAGAATTGCCTCTTATACAACCGAGAAAAGGGCGAATGCAAGGTCGCCATTCTTATCAACGGTGAGCAAATTCACCTTCCAGTATTTCCCGAAGATGATTGTCACATGGACCAACTTGGGATACCAGTTGAACAAGTTAGATGGTGGGTGGAAAACCCCAAAACAGGTAAACCTACGGACGGCAGTGGTGTCGTCAAAATTGAATATCCAGACAAATTCTTTGGTAAAGGACTTTAAGGGATAGGTAATGAAAACAGGCTGTCAGCCTCCATATTGCCACGGAACAGGCGGATTCTGCGGTTGTAACTGCCGTTGTTGTCCCCCACCTTGTTGCCCTGTTATAGCGGTCTATTTTGACTGTGGTGCCTTACGCAGTCAAGATAACCCAGCAGGCTGCGATCCACCTACGTCTTTTGCAGAAACAGCATGGAGTAATCTGGAACTAGAAATTCCAGCACCTGAATTACCTGATTTTAGTGACAAGCCAATCTTTTCAGCAGATGGAGATTTTACGCTGGGATGTGGTAGCGTTCCATGCTCTATACCATGCCGCACAGTCTGTGTAGAACTTAGATGCGGTGGCTTTGGTCTACCATGCTGCTGCTTGGAACTATTGGGCGGCAAAATCTTCTCAGTGGGCAATGGTTATGTAACTGCACCTACAACAATTGATATAGGTGGCGGATGCGGTATAGGAACCGTTTTAATTAATGGTTCCCCGCCACCTGTTTTTGTCAACGACTGCGAAGAAATTACTGTCGAACTTATAACAGAAATATTTACAATAGATTCTGGTAGCTGCCCATGCATATGTAGATGCACACAAGTTGATATTCAATGCGCCCCATGCTTCACACCAATGGCAATGAGTAAAGCCAAACCATTCTGGAAGCGTAAGATTGACCCACGCACTGGAAAAACTAAGATCAATCCAAATACAGGACAGCCTATCATTGTTATTAGTAAAAAGGAACTAATGAAAAGAGTCCTTAAGAGGATTGAGAAATCAAAGCGGCGAAGTAAGAATTAATTTCTTGGCTTCGGCTAAAATTTCTTCAATCTTATCCTTCTTTAATCCTGTACTCTTCCTTAAAATATCTGGATTATTGACTACATCATGTAAGTCTTTAATGCCAGCCTTATACATTTTGTTGGCTCTAACCTTGCCAATATTTGGAAGCTGACACAGGAATAGAAGCGGACCCTTAACACCATAATTCATTCTCAATTGAAGCTCGCGGAACCACTTCTGTCTATTCCACTTGCTCTTGAACCCATCAATTGCTTGTAACACTTGATTTAATCTTGGGAAATCGAATTGTAATGCCCTGCTCATAGATGCAAAAACGGGGTTCGGCACACCCGTCAATAACTGGTGGTAAACATAAGCCGCCTTAATTGCTGGCTCCCTAATCACGTTCTGCCCGAATTGGGCATTAACCTTGGCTAGAAACATACCCATATCTGCCCGTTCAGCCTTGCTAACAATTCCCCAACGGTAAGTGTCAATGTTGCCCAACGCCATAGCAAGCTGTAAATCATCTTCTTCTTTATGATTATCGAACATGATTTCAAAATTCTTGGCTAAATCCGCTACATCAAACGGAGAGTAATAAAACAAACTAGAAATCTTGCCAAGAGAAGTAGCAGTATAAACACCATCCTCTTCCCAAACTGCACTGCACTTCTTTAACAAATCAATAGTGCTATCAACCGTCGTATCATCTAATTCATTAGCTTGGAAGTGTGCTAGACTTCTGTTGTACCAATCATGAATATCTTCTTTGGTCTTAATTGTTTCCTGATGAATTTCACTAACAAGATGGAACGCCAACACTTTATGATGCCCGCCTTCCTGGTCAAGCATCTGAGACAAAATCATTTGCGGCTTCCTGATGCGTTCCTTATGAAGATCATAAGTACGTTCTGGCAAAAGAACATAAGCATCGCCAACAGGATCATAAAGCGGTCGGCCAGCACGACCAACCATCTGCATAATGTCATAAGTGGCCACTTCATCTAAACCCCTATGAACACCCATGATAATTACACGTCGCGCAGGAAGGTTTAAGCCCCATGCCAACGTGCTTGTGGCCACAATAACACGGAAGTCTTTATCCGTCTTAAACAGTTTCTCCAATTTATTACGAGTGGCTTTATCCAAGTCGGCATTGTGAAATTCACATTTCACACCGATGTTAGTTAAAGCTGTTTTCATCAGATGGCCAGTCTTCTTCGTGTGAGCAAAAACCAGAAACTTATCATCTGGATAATACTCCACAATCTGGAGTGCCATATTCACTTTTTGCTGTTCGTTATCATCGTAGGTATATTCACCATCCCAATACTTCTCATAATGGAGATTAAGTGGGCATGGTCGGAAGGTAGATGATAACAGAACTGTATCTTTGCTGTTTAAGATGAAACTAACCCAATTAGCAATTTCATCTACGTTCGGCATGGTAGCAGATAGAAATACCATGCGGCAAGCTTTATTGATTTCGCTGAAACGCATTAAGCCAGCTTCAAGGTGGTCGCCACGCTTAGGAACGGTCAACAGATGAACTTCATCAGCGACCAACGTACCAACTTTCTTTAAGAATTCGCTACGCTCGGAACCTAAGTTACGAACGCGGGAATTAAACATTTCATAACTCATGATAATAAGGTCTGCTGCGTCTAATTCTGCTTTACGTTCTGCTGTTAGGCGATAGTCTCCAGTGCAAATTGATATTTTCAAACCATGAAAATGATGGTCTGAATCTGTCCATTCATCTATTTTCTCTTGTGCTAAAGCTCGGAGCGGGACCAAGTATAAGCCCTTACCACCACGCTTCCTAATCTCATAGGATAATGCCATTTCTGCCACGACGGTATTGTGGGTAACTATAAAGTCATCGGTTATGTAGGTATTGCTTGGACTATTAACCGATATGCACCTGCATGGCATTTCCCCAACATATTCTATTGATTCAATGGTTTTTAGAATATGCCGCCTTCTTTTAGCAATCATTGCTTCCCAAACAACCTTTTTATGTTCTAAATAAAAAGGACATATTGCGGGAAGAAAAACTGTTACTCTGTATACTACTTTCCCTTCTCGTTTTTCGCCTTTATAAGTATAATGATTATGAGGTTTTTTTCTAACCCTAGTACATCCCCCAAGTGACCTTATTAAGAACACAACATCATGTGCTAGCAATTTTGATGTTACTTCAAAAGTCGGGCTTCCTTTAACTATTTTGCAACCATCAGAATCCATAAGTCCGCGCAAGAGTTCTATTCTATCATTGACAGAAGCATATTTGTATATTTCAGGTATAAATTTCTCAGAACTGCCTAATCCAAACACTCCCATCAACCTTAACTCAGTAGTCACGGGATTGTATCCATCTTTTTCCCCAATAATATTGTATTCATATTTTCTTTCATATGTGCCAACATATTCAACGCGGCACTCTTTCGGCAAAAGCTCTTTAACCTTATTTACGCAAAATTCATCGCTGCTTGTGAATTTTGAACCATATTTAATGCCACCATCGCCCATCAAAAACCCAAGTAAATAAGGAGCGATTCCTAATTTAACTTTTGTGACTTCGAACTCTATCGGTCCATTTAATGGCACTTCCCAAGATTTAGGCTTGAAACCATTCATTAACTCAGCAGTATTTTTTACCACATAATCTTTATTTCGATATTTGTCAGTTCTGGTTCTGACTAACCATAAGTGATCTAGACTACACAGGGCATGTGTTTTGTCTTTAAATGAAATCTTATACGTTGGTATCACGCCTTGAGGATAAATGCCATCGACAGGACATTGTTTGCCGTCTTTATCAATCACCAAATCGCCTACAACAAGCTCACATATCTTCCTATATCCAAATGGTGTCAAAACTAAAGAATCATCAGATTGTGCTTTACCAGAAGAAGTAGCGGTGGCAACAATTAGGTTGTTATCTTTGTCGTAAAAGTCGATAACACGACTCTGGACTGGATTGAATTGTTGAAATGACCAATTAGCATATGGAAACGTGGATGTTTGTATTAGCTCGCCACGATCACCAACTTTAACAACTGGAGGCATAGTAACTCCTTAAACAAGCAGGACTCCAGCGTAACTAATACCCTGGAGTCCTGCAAGCCCTCAGACGGGATTATTTCGTGTGAGTTTTTTCCGCATCTTCTATTTCAAACATATCCGTGCTGGGGAACCCAGGACACTCACTAGAAGGCACCCATGAAGGGAACGTTCTGACTGTAATACGGTTCTGTTTGAAAGTGTTAAGAAGGTGTTCGGCTAATGCGAACATAAACTCTCTTACTTGTTCTGGATTGTTTGGGCTGTTGGGGTAACAAATCCCCGATATGTCCCAACCATCCTCACGATAATCTTTCATTACAAAAGTAACATGGTCAGTTACTTTTACTGGCTGAGCCAGTGGGTGTGTTTTCTGAAATGCACCAATCGCATTCATCACCTGCTCTTTGGTAAAAGAGGGGCCATGATACCCCTCTCGGCTACCAATAGCAAACTTAACTTCAAACGTTTCCGAACCTTTTGTATTAAGCATGGGACACCAAATCTGGAGTCCTACGCATAATTTCTTTCTCAACAAAACTCGCTACCAAATCGACCGATGCCCAAAATTCATCCCCATTCTTTGCGGCAGCAAAGAATTTATCTACGTCGGGATTCTTGGAAAGGAATTCAATAGTTTCGGCCAAATCAGGGCCAATACGCTCATCAAACCTGTCAAACAAATATTTCAAGCTGTCATACGGCAGCTTGACAACATACTCTTTAATTACAGTGTCAATCTTTTTCATGAGATAACCTCATTGCAAAAACAATAAAACTCTATTACGAAAGTCACCCGACTTCAGTATTCCATTTCAAACATGAACGTAGCATACCAAATTATTTACACCACGTCTAGCTTTCTTACCTTTTCACCTTCGTCATTAATGACAGTTTCCTCAAAAATCAAAGATTTCGGATTGTCATTAAAACGAAGTCCTAGATTATAGGAGTCTAGAACAGCTATCTTATCCTCTTTCGTCGCAATAATCCAGCAATAATCTTCTGCGTTGACCAATTTACCATCATTGCCGACCTGATTAGTGCCAATTTCAAGAACGATACCGTCAGGCAGAAGTAATCTTAGCATTCCATGCTTCTGTAAGTGGCCGATTAATAACGCCTGGATTTTGTTGTTCAACATGACTATTCCTCACATAAGATATGAAAACCGTGCCAGGTATATAGTTTTAATAAGTTATGTAATTAAACTTTTTTGTCAGAAGTTTGAGAAGGATTTAAACATTTATAACACAATCCTTCATATACACAATCGTCCGATAAAGATTCTTTCTTATATGGTGCTGGAATCGGATTATTAGTTTTGTCAGAAGCAACCGTCCAGCAATAAGTCTTCCTATCATCTTTCAGGAAATCAACATATGATAAGTGCTTGTCACCAAGGAATTTTTTACCAATCTTACACACTAATGAAAAAGGTAAAAATGGAGCATACTTTGCAATAATCTGCAATACCTCCATCTGGTGTGTTGGCCAATCATTTTTGCTATAATAAACAACTACTGTATATCCATCTACGATCACTTCCTTACTTTTTAAACACTTAATATCACCGTCATCTTCTGGACTCACCTGTGGCACACTATATGGCATCAGGAACAAGCCAAAAGACTTCATTTCCTTTACCACTTCATCAAAACACTTAATTGGGAACAACATAATTTGCCTCTTTAATTATTTACTCACATAGAATAAATTTTGTCGTATATGGCGTCTTTGTAAGATGTTGGATATAAAGACTGCTTTAAGTTAAAGTCTGGAACCAAAGTAAGTAACTCTCCAATCTGTTTATTAGTTATCGTTCTCGCTTCTTTAAAAAATCCATCATCACAGCTAATAACATTGTAATGCAGTCTTCCCAAAAACCAATTTCTTATCTGTAACATTCCTGGGGAAAGATCACCCCGTAAAAAACCCAAAAATTCAAAAACATCCTTAACATCCAGCCAAGCCAAATTATCTGGCGGTCGCTGTTTAGCTGTTTCTAAAAAGTGAATTAAAAGCCTAGTCCAATTTTTAGCAAAAAACGAATTTTTACACAACGTATGTTCGCCAATTCTAAACTCAATAGTGTTTCTCTCCCCAGCACATAAATGGAAAGTGTTGATACTATTATACTTAGAAATACCTAACCCTTCAATTAATTTGATTGTACTTATAGGGACAGTATCATCCAACCAGTCCCAAAACCCTATGAACTGACAGAAACGATTATTCTTTCGTCTATCAGGGACACTATCAAAAAATACTGGTTCACATTTTATCCACCACCGTAAAACATTACCTATTTCTTCTTCCATCAGATCATTAACATCTATATGCAGATGAAATGAACAATCCTGATTGGCGGATATGAGCGTGTGATTTTGAAAAACATCAATCACCTGGCAAACCTTTCTCAGACCGTGCCAGCCCTGTATAATGGGAGAACAAATCTCTATGCCACAACTGTTGTCGGGTTTTAACACCCAATAACCATAGGTTTTATGCCAATGTGTATGCCCCCAATCCCTTACTTCTACATATTCGCCAAGCGTTTCAGACACAAGATTTGCCACATAATGAATACCATTTGGCAACATGTCCCTTGGAGTCATGTTTACGCCATCAAATGAATTAACCTCAAGCTCTATTCCAATCGGACGACAATACAAAAATTTCATCATAAAGAGATATTGACTTATATGCCCAAATCTTATATAGTAATTAAGTTTCAAGTAGGAAATATTATGAAACAATGCTTAATGATCGAAACAAAGGACCGCAAAACATTCTTCACTCATGAGAAGAATTTCCCACAACTCATCGAATTTTCGAAAACCTTCAATGCAGAAATCTCAAAAGTCCAAATTCCCAGCGAAGCAGAAGTCCTAGAACTGGAAGAACTAGCGCCTGCCCTTTGCGAGAAGAAATCACAAAAAGTTGATTATAAAATATTGGAACTAAAACTATGTCCTAAAATAACACGTCGTAAAATCTTGTCCAGAGCCAAGAAAATACAAACCTATATTCATGGCAAGCTAGTATTAGGACACACGGTAACACTAAAAGAATTGACCAAAAAATTCAAAGGATTAACCAGTGCTTGTCTCTGCACACACTTCAAGTTAACCAGAGAGAAAATGGAGCTAGAAGGTCATCTATTTGTTAAAATTGGCGGCGGGGAATATAAGTTAACTAAGCTAAATAATGCATGAAATCTAGACACTTAAAAATAAGAAAGACCAGTTAATTAACTGGTCTTTCTTTGTAATCATTCGCCCATTCACTTACTTATGCGTAATCGTCCGCTTCATCTTTTGCTTCAATCTCTTCGTTCTCTTCATTCGCGCTTTGGCCAATAGCAGAGCCAAAAATTGAAATGTAATCTCTTAACTCCTGTTCGTCTTTAGCATCAACTAAAGCAGGACATTTGTAAAGAGTGTCGGCATCTATATCATTGCGTGCCTTGGAAGCTCTGAATTTAATTTCAGCGCCACCAGCCCAAGGTTCTAAAACCTGATAGGTTCCTGCACCACAAGTTTCAATACGACCAGATTGAATCAAAGCTGTTAGAAGACCGCTTAATGGATTAACTCCATCTTTCCAGAAAAGTTGAACGCCTTCTGCTTCAAGGAATGGAGCGGTACAACGGTTTTTAACATTCCTTACTTTCAAATTTATACCCATTGCTGTTTTTAATTTCTTATTCTCAATCTTCTTCTGGACAGAAGTGCATACTCTCAAACTGGCATAGAACTTTAGAGATTCGCCACCGCCACCAGATATGATTGGATTACCGTACATAACCCCAATCTTGAGTCTTGTTTGATTAAGAATACATAATGTGCAATTAGTCTTTTCTAACAAGGTGTTTAGCTTTCTAAATTCCTTGCTACAAATTCTTGCTCGCACGCCTGGCTGATCCTTCTTGTCTGGATTCCAGTCCTTTTGCGTTTCCGCCAATTCGTCATTACTTGGAGAAGCGGATAAACTATCGTACACAAAAACTAATGGCGTTTCGGCGTCTTTCTCACGAAGATTTCTAATCGTGGAGTAAATCTTATCAAAACAACCTTCTAAAGAGTCTACACCCGTCGAAGGATCGAAAACGAGAACTTTATCAAGGTCGATGTGACTTGTTTTAACAATCCACTCATTATTTAAAGAGTTTTCGCAGTCAAGATAGACTGGAATGCCGCCAATGGCTTGACAACCCCTTACAATGTTACAACCCCAGTATGTCTTTCCAGAGCCTTCTGCACCATACATTTCCGTTATACGACCACCTGGGATACCACCACCCATAAACCTGCCACTGCAAGTCCAATTAAACGCTAAATTACCTGTGTCAATAAAGTATTTCACTGGAGTTGTATTACTTAGCACCTCTGCTTTAGTGGCTTTCGCAAGGAAATTAAAAATATCGTCATTCTTCTTTTTTGCCATAATAGTATCCTTTTTGTTTAACCAATGGTTTTTCATTTGCCCTCAAAGTTTATAAAATGTTAAAAATAATGTCCCCGTAATTCTGATGAATTACGGGGACATTTCCAATGTTATTCAACCTTGTTCATTTCATTGTCAATGCCGTCCAAGAAATCCTGTTCGGCCAAAGCGTCATCAGGAGTTGCTGGTGCTGAAACCACAGCCTTTGGTGCAGCCTTAGCTGCTGGCTTGGCTTTCTCAACCGCAACCTGTGCGTCAAGATTCGCAGCTTCTGGCTTCCTGCGATACTTGCTCATATCGAACGTGGTATCGTCGTCTGGTAGTGCGCCAGTGTACTTCTGAAGCGCGATATCCATTTCGGATGTTGGCTTCACAACGCGGAGAGCGGCTAGATCATGGAGGCTACCCATCCATGTCTCAATCTGTTCCTTGTCACCTAGCGGTGAAGGATCAAGGAATTTAGACTCGTCGTAGTATGGGAAGTTGCCAACTGGACGTAGCTTCTTAACGATCTTGAAGTCACGACCTGTTACCAAGTCGCATACATCACCAAGACCCTTCTCGCCAGCCTTTGGATCACCTACAATTGCTCGGACAATTCTTTCGTGGAGCGTCTTGCCGATAGATAAAATCTTCGGCCCTTCACTCTTCTCAAGGTTGCCCTTCTTATCATAAGAACGAACCATTGCGTTGTAGTAGTATCGCTCAATAGCCTTGATTCTACTGTATTCCGCATGAAACAACTTACCTTCTGCACTTTCCTTACCAGCCGCTTCTACTTCAGCCCAAATACCGCGTGTATAAAGACAATGCGGGCATGGGTCTTTTGCATCAGTGTCTACCCAAAACTTCTTGCCACCCTTGCCAGTTACTAACTCGCGTGGACAGTGGAAGTTTCGGCCACTCTTCTTACGATCTTTTTCATCTTTAATTAAACGGTGGGTGCGGGTTGCACAGTAGAACTTCTTGCCCTTAGCAGGTGGAAGAAGTCTAACGACAATGAAACCCTCTTTTTCAGGCATGATAACAAACTTCTCTAGGAAGTTTTTGTTCTGACCGCCAGCGGCATCATCTTCGCCACTGAAGCGCTCAGCTTCTTCAAACATTTCAGACATGTCAAGTGCATCATAGTTTTGTACCATTGTAACTCCTCAGTTAATAAATTGTCGTGTCGGTTTCACCGTCACAGTGATCCCGTTATAATTGATATCGTAACTCTTGTCAATAAAACTTAAATGTTTTTGAAAATTATTTACTGCATTTGTTGCAAGTATCTGGCGCAAAACCAGTTACTTCAGTGCTGTCAATAAATTTTGACTTACCTCTGATCCTTGTCTGTGGGTCATCGCTACTATCCACGTCAGGGTCTTTCTCCTCAAAAGCTTTGTCAGTGATTTTTTCCACCGCTTCCAAAGCTTTTTTTAACTCTGGAGAGGTGTTGCGGATCGGTTGTTTTTTGCGCTCAGCCTTGTTGACTTCCCGCTCCAACTTGTCCTGTGCTTCGATCTGCTTGGTTAGCACATGAGCAGCTTCACGCTTTTTCAGTATCTTTTTACGGACAGCCCGCTCACGGTCTTTCCTCTTCTGAAACTTTTTCTCAATACGTCCCATTGTTATCTCCTAATATCAGGCATTGTGTCTTTTTCATAATCCCCAAATGACAATTTTGCTTGTGAATCACGATCTACCGTGGAATTAAATCCTTGTACCAACTTCTGGTCAGCATTTAGGAAATAATCATCAAAAGTAGTAATTTCCCGTTTATTTTCATCCAACATTGTGTAAATCATCCTGCCGAATTGCTTCGGGTCAGCAACTTCTTGAAATACTGGATAACGCTTGTTAGGTAAAAACGCCAGCCCGCTTCCTTTGACTTTGGCAAGGTTTTGATCGCCTGGATCGAGGGCAACCCACTTGATGGGGCGTCCTGTGGGACCAGCGATATTAATTTTGTTGTTGGGAGGCAACGCTGGCACCATCGCTCCATTCGTCGCGGGTGCGCCTTCCGTAAATTCATGAACAATAATATTGGCATCTGTGTCTAATTCAAATTTCTTGTTTTTTATTACAATGCCACCCTTAGTTTCACGGAAACTAATTTTTGTCTTCTTGTATTCGTAAATCTCAACATCTGGAAGTATCCAAATATCGCGCCGCGCAAGCTGTGACATTATAACCGACGCAAGTTTCTCTAAAGGTAGATCGTCATAAGCATTACCTACCTTCTTTTTCAATTCCTTCACTTCTTCTTTGTTGTAGTTACCACTCGCATCCTTTTCGTGGTATTTGTAAATTACTTCGTATCCCACTTTAATCTCCTTTCTATATCATAGTTATCAAAATAATTAATAAATTTTCACCAAAACACTAAATCAAATTATGCGTTTTTGTAAAACAAATAGAACAAAACAACCATTCCTGAATATTCGCTGTTGGAACAACACGGTAACAGGCTTTGGGAACATGGCCAATAAAATAAATGAAAAGCTTAGTAGCAAGTTTAAAATAAAACCCCAATTAATTACTCAACTACCGCTTGGTGAAATAGAATTGTTAATGGATGTGTTACCTAACGCAACTAACATTGTACAACACAAAAGTATCTTTTTTTCAATGTGGGAATCAAATGTCATCCCTGATAACATAGTCCCC